TATTATGAGCATCTTTAACGAAGACAACGGAACTATTGACTTAGGAGAATCAACTCCTGAGTTTAAACGATATAATGACGAACTTGCAGAACAACCTACACAGCCGGATAATAATCAACCTGCTACTAGAAAAGATACTGCTGGCCTTGCTGTTACTGCGTATAATAATTATGATTTACTTGTAATGGGTAACGAAGCACAATTAATCTATAGAGGTGTAGTTGGTTCCACTCCGTGGACTGAATTGTTAGATTCATTACCAGGATCATTTACGTCTGGTGTGAGTCAACTACAACTTACAAGACAAGACATATCACAAAGTATTAATGGTACTGTTGCAATTAATCCTAATGATGATACTAAACTAGCAATTACTTGGGATAGTGATACTATTCCTAGTGACACGGTTATTGCAGGCTCAACTGGCGATAGAAATAAAATTGATTATATTATCGATCCAAAAACTTATAATCCATCAAATATTAAAAATCCAGGAGTAAGAATATTACTGTTAGGTAGTATCGGTGATGCTAGTAATGCTAGTGGTCCGGTTGCTTGGAAAAACACCGATAACACTGATCTTATTGCAGGCGAAAATGATATTATTGAATGGACAGGTTCGAAATGGGAAGTATTATTTGATTCAAGTACTGAAACAAATATCAAATACACTACTAACTTAAATACTGGAGTCCAATATAAATGGACTGGCAGTGAATGGGTTTTATCATTCGAAGGCGAATATCGAAACGGCACTTGGCGTATACAGTTTTAAATAACTATATATATGAGCCAGAAGATATCATGTAGTGGTGCATTATTTTATGCCCTTAACACAAAACGTTTTTTATTCTTACACCGTACTCAAAGTAAACAATCTCAAGTTTGGGGATTAGTAGGTGGTAGAAGTAATTCTGGCGAAACACCATTCGATGCTCTTACTAGAGAAATTTCCGAAGAAATAGGTCCTACACCTAAGTTTATAAAATCCATTCCCCTAGAAACATTTGTAAGCACAGACGAAAAGTTTAATTTCCATACATACCTTATAGTTGTTAAAGAAGAATTCTTACCAACTCTTAATATCGAACATGATGGGTATGCTTGGGCTAGTTTCGGAAAATGGCCAAAACCTTTACACCAAGGATTACGTAATACACTTCAAAATAAAACAAATATCACAAAACTAGAAACAGTATTCCAAGTTGTAAACCTATTAGAGACTTAATATATGATTAGAGTATATGGCGACATAATGCTAGATCGATGGATTTTTGGTAATGCTGATAGAATTAGTCCCGAAGCGCCTATTCCTATTTTAAAAGAAATAGAACAAACATATAGTATTGGCGGTGCCGGTAACTTAGCATTAAATATTTCTTCTATTAACGGAGATGTTAGTTTATATGGTGCAATATCCTGTGATAAAGAAGGATACAAGGCTATTGAGTTACTTGATGTAACTAATTTACATTCTAACCTTACAATGGATTCACCAATGACTACTACTAAAACAAGGCTAGTTGGTGATAACGGTCAGCAATTATTACGTTGGGATAGAGAAACTACATTTCATAGTACTGAAGGATTTAAAAGATTAGTAAATGATACTAAACAATCTGATATTGTTTGTGTTAGTGATTATGCAAAAGGTACTATTAATAAAAATACAGTAAAAGAATTACTTAAAAAGACTGATAAGGTTTTAGTTGATCCTAAACAAGAGCCTGGATTTTATAAAGGTGCTTTTTTAGTTAAACCGAATATGAAAGAATATGTATCTTGGTTTGGTACGTTTAGGAAAGAAATTGCATTACTTAAAATGCACGAGTATAACTGGAAAAATTTAGTAGTAACTGACGGAGCAAATGGTATTCATGTTCTTGATGAGAATAAAAATTATTTTCATTTTAAAGAACCGGTACACGAGGTGGCTGATGTTACTGGTGCAGGTGACACTGTACTATCTGTTATTGCATACGGCATTGAAAGAAATATGTCAATTGCTGAATGTTGTAAGATGGCTTGCTATGCCGCGGCAAGGACTGTTGAACGTAGAGGAGTTGTAGTTATTACTAAGGATGATTTAAAATCAAAATTAGTATGGACCAATGGAGTGTTTGACATATTACACGAAGGGCATTTTCAATTGCTAAAGTTTGCAAAGTCTAAAGGACAATACTTAGTTGTTGGCATTAATAGTGATTCTAGTACAAAAAGATTAAAAGGCGAAAATCGTCCAATTAACAATCAGTTACAAAGACAAATAAATTTAAAATTATTACCGTGGGTAGATGAAGTTATCATTTTTGATGAGGACACTCCTATAAATGTAATAAAAAAATACAATCCGGACTTGATTATTAAGGGCGGAGACTATACAATAGAAACGGTAGTTGGACATGAAGAATATCCTGTTGAAATTTTTCCAACAGTAGAAGGAAATTCAACTACAAAAATAATAGAGAGTTTTAAATGAAAATTTTAGTTACAGGACATGAAGGATTTATTGGTAAAAATCTTTCTTCTTACTTACAACATAAAGGACATGATGTTGAAGGTTGGGAGTGGCAAGAAAACAAGTTTCCTGATGCTCAACAATATGATCGTATTATTCACTGCGGTGCTATTTCAAGTACTACTGAATCCGATGTTGAAAAGGTATTAAAACAAAATTATGAATGGACAATGAAACTTATTGAAATTTGTGATATGATGGGTACTAGTTTACAGTTTTCAAGTTCAGCAAGTGTGTATGGGCCTGGAGCAGATGGATTTCGTGAAACATCTAAATGCTTTCCGCAAAGTCCTTATGCATGGAGCAAGTATCTTATTGATAGATGGGTTAATGATTTTAATGATGACTTTAAAATTAATATTCAAGGATTCCGTTATTTTAATGTATATGGAAATTATGAAGACCATAAAGGAGATCAAGCAAGTCCAATAACTAAGTTTACTAAACAAGCCAAAGAACGTGGTGTGATTACATTGTTTGAAAATAGTGAAAATTACTTGCGTGATTTTATTAGTGTACAGGATGTGTGTTTAGTGCATGAAAAAATGTTAGAAAAAGACGTAAATGGTATTTTTAACTTAGGTACTGGTACTGCAACATCATTCAAAGACATTGCGTTAACCATTGCTAAAAAATATGATGCTAGAATAGAATATATACCTATGCCTGAAAAATTAAAAAGTCAATATCAAGAGTACACCTGTGCTGATAACACAAAATTGCTTAATGTAATTAATCATTCTTTTATTAGACCAACGGAATGGATACATGAGTCAAAATAAATGTAAAGTTGAATGGTGGAGTGTAGTACCTGGTCTTACTAAAGTAGAACCGGTACAGTCTGCTACTAAGTTTCTGCCGTTATGGTTTAAAAATATGCCTAAATTTATTCAAGAGGATAATTTTAAAGACAAAGGCACATTAAAAAACTGTCCTGGTTTTGTTGATTATTATAAAAATGCTTATGTAGTTACTATGTGGTGTGATTTTCACCTGAAAGTAACGAAGAACGAGTTTGCATGGCATTCAAGTAATGAAGATTTTACTATGAGTTTACATTATGACGAACAGTTTAAAAACTATTTGCCAGAAAATGTGAAAGATAAGTTTTTATGTGTTGCGAAAACCGATTGTCCGTGGCGTGTACGCACAAGTCCGGGTTGGGCAATGATGCAATTACCGATGTTTTATGATTTTAATGAATATTTTGAATGTATGCCTGGTGTTACCCATACCGAATGGAGTCATCAGATCAATCAACAACTACTAATTAAAAAAGAAGGTGAATTTTTAATAGAAAAAGGTACACCTTTAGCAATGTACATTCCTATTAGACTTACTGAGTTAGAAACGACTGTACAAGACGAAGATCAAGAGAAGTATCGTGCTAGTTTTGTTAGTAATATGATCTTTCAAAGTAAGTTTCGTGGAGCATACAAAAATTTTATGAAAAAATGGAGTAAAGAATGAGTCGACTTGATGGTAAAGTTGAAAAAGGTTGGGGCTACGAGTTAATCTGGGCTACTAATGACAAGTACTGCGGAAAAATTATGGTATTTGAAAAAGCAGGTGCTAAATTTTCTATGCATTTTCATAAAGAGAAAGACGAAACCTGGTTTGTTAATCAAGGACGTTTTGAAGTTAAATGGATTGACACAAAAGATGCTATTTTATATACAAAAGAATTGAAACCCGGGGATACTTGGCATAATCCACCACTACAACCGCACCAACTTATTGCGTTAGAACCAAATAGTTCTGTAAGTGAAGTAAGTACACCAGATTCAGTTGAAGACAACTTCCGCATTATTCCAGGTGACAGTCAAAAAGAAGTTATTAAACAAAATAACCCGCCACCTACTTTAGATTAAGCCTGCGCTTCTGACCAACGTAGTACAATGTTACTAATGATTGACGCACCCGATGTCTTATAAACGTTAATTGCTAATACGTCTGGACCATTCGGGAATGTACCTCTACCACCTAGTGTAGTATTAGTTAATTCCTTAATGAATGATAGATCAAGAGTTGATCTTTCTCCAGGCTGTGCAATGAATGAGAAGATAGTTTCGCCTGGTTGAGCAAACGGTGGTTGCACAAATTCAAATTCAATAGTTGTAGTACCTGCAGTAATAGCACTGTTATCTGAAGTTTGGTTAAATGTTACGCTATAATATTCTACATTATTATATTCACCAATACTAACTGTAGATACCTGTGTTCCTGCTGGGAATCTGCCATCACTTACGTTAGTACCTTGTGCTACACCAGCCGCATCAAAACTAGTTTTGTCAAAGAAGATGTTGTTAGTTGGTGCTTCTTTAAACGTTTTCTTAAATGTAATGGCTATTGATCCGCTTGTAACGTTTGTTTGACCATTGGAACTAAGATAAATTGGTCTAATTGTTCCTGAACTAGCCGAACTCGTTGTCCAAGAACCAACTTGTTGAATAGTAGTACCTGCTGGGAAGTTTCCTGGTGATTCTATTTCAATACCTACTTGGAATAAGTCTTGATTTGCCGCATAAAATGACTCTTGTACCCAGAAGAAGTTTCTTCCGTTACGCACAGCATTATCCCAATAGTCGTTTCCACCTCTATATCCTCTATCAACACCTGTAACAGCGGCAGTAATCGGTGCCTGTGTAAGGACTAGTGATTGGGTTGGTATATCACCCGAGTTCCAGTTAGTAGAACCACCTGGTGCTACTTGTGCAAAACTAGGCTGTCCACCTTGTGCTAGTCCTGACAGTCCCTGCCAACCAACGTCCGCTGGGTTTAATGGATAGTTTTGTGGATTCAAAATACCTTCAATAACAATACCGCCCGTGTCTAACGCTACCGGTTGGTCTGTTGTAATCTCAAGACCTTCAAGTAGTAACTGTGCTCTGTTAAGTAGTTCTCTTTCACCCAAGTCTCCAACTAGTGCGTTAGATACTGACGGTGCTAGTCTAAGCAAGAATGATGTTGTTCTTGTTGTGCTAACTTGAACTCCAGTTGATTTGTATGAGAACAAGTATCCACGATCTGAGTCAAAGCCGCCGTCTGTAATAAACGCTGAACCCCAGTGTGAAATAACCGGTGACGCTGTATTACTAATTAATACAACTCCTGTATTTCGTGTATGTTGCGCCGCTGGTCCGCCGCTATATGTTCTTGTAGCGCCTGATGCAAAGTTTGTCATTGTACTTGCTCGTGTACAACCTATTAAGTTTTTACCATCAACTCCAGTGAAACGTATCATTTCTGCATCAATATAAACTGTTCCGCCTTCTGGTGGAAAGAACGAAGCATCTACTAACGGAATAGTGTCGACTACTGCGTCAATATCTTGTGAAAGTTTACCACTTGGTCCTTCGTTAGTAATTTCGTAACGTACTGGCATATTACCTGTACGCATAAATGCTTCTGTGTTAATGTTTGAGTTTCTCATTCTGTGCATAAACACAAAGTTACCATCTGCACCACGTAGCATATAATCAATAAAACCAGCACCATACCATGAATATTGAATACCTACCATCTGCATCTTACTGATATCAATGTTATATCCACTTGGTCCTGTTCCGTCACCTCTGTCTCTGTTAAAATCTTTTTGTTCTGTTTTCTTATCTCTTACTAAACAAATCTTACTTGAACGTACATTAGTAACACCACGGAAGTCAGGTGCAAGGTACATTGTTGTATTGTCAACAACCTGGGATACAACGTGAGTCATACCTTTAAGAACAATTCTATCACCTGCTTTTAGTTGTTCTCTAAATCTTGTTCCTGATCCTGTACAAGTGTTAGAGTCAACATCGATATCAACAACACCTGCTAATTGTAAAGTAGCAGTTCTTTGTACAGCACTAAATTGTGTACCGTCATATTCAAAGAAGATACCGTTTTGATCATCAAATGCTCCTGAACGTACAGTTGCACCGTGAAACTTACTAATTGACACTTGACATTCCGAACTTAGTTCAGGAGTAACTGATCCTAGTGCATTTACAGCAATAATTTCAAATTCATTTTCGTCATTGACCGCTGATACAGTGTAAGTATCATTATATCCTACAGTGTCAACTCCGATAATACGAATTTGTCCGCCAACTTGTAACCCGTGTTCTGTTTCATCAGTAGTTACAGTGATTGTAGATCCTGGTGATGTATTGCTTGCTGTAATATTAAGAATATTATAACTTGGAGCAAAAAGTGCACCAGTTGTGTACATAATACCTTTACCTGACTGATATCTAATATACTTTTTACTCTGTCTAATTGCTTGAGCACCGTGTTGTGGACCACCTGTTCCTAACTGAACACCACCATCATATGGTCTGTGGAGAAAGAACGAATCTGGTCTTGGATAAACTGCACCAATAATTGGTTGATCGTTTAATGTTCCAGTATCAATAAATCCTGGTGATCTACATTGATATTCTAATTGTGTTAAACTAGGAACTGCTGTAGCACTGAACGGTCCAGCCGCTAAGTTATGAAGATTAGCACCATCATCAGATGATATAGTTACAGCAAAACTATCTCCAGGTACAAGACCATGAGGTGTTTGGAATGTAACTCTAATACTTGCTAATGCACTATAAGTAATAACTGTTGCTTGACTAATATTAGATGTTGTTTCATCTGACATTGTTACAGAACTATAAAGATCTAATGTACTGCCTGGAACTGCTGTTCCGCTAATATCAATTCCTAAGAAATCACCTTCAGTAGATTCAACTGTACAACGAAGTGTTAAATCGTTTGTAGGAGTGTCGCCGCCTAATTGATCACCTGGAATAATAATTCTATCACCAACTTTATATCCGCTACCGTTGTCGGTTGCATTAACAATAGAATAAGTTCCAGCATCTCTAGTTACATTAAAGACTGCATCTGCACCAGAGTTTGCATCGTTATCGCCAATTGCTCCAAGATATGTTCCTGATCCTGTAGCACCTGATCCTGTAAATGATATTCCTGTAATACCTCCATCATTTTGAATAGAAGTAATAGTAATAGCAATGTCGTTTTCTGGAACTGAGCCGCTAACTTGAGTACCTAAAATATTAATAACTTGATCAACACCATACCTTTGGCCTGCACCTTCAATATTAATTGTATAAGCGCCGCCACTTAGATCAATTTGGAATGTTGCTCCAGATCCAATTTGGTTAGTACCTGAAACATAACCATATGATCTTGTATTAATTGCTGTACCTGCTGTACTTACTCCAGTAATACCGCCGTTAACATCAACAGTAGTGATTGTAATTGTTAAGTTATTTGTTCCGTCAGCGCCACCAAGTTCTGATCCTAAAATTGTAAATGTTTCTGCCGCTAAGTATCCTGTACCTGGATTAGTTACTACTACTGAATAAACAGTACCGATACGTTGTACGTTAAAGTCAGCACCAAGACCTGATATAGTAGTTGATGTGTAAGGAGGAGATGAATAACTCACATCAGCGTCAACTGCTGTACCTGTAGTTGATACACTAGTAATAGAGCCGCCAGCCCCAACAGTTTCAACTTTAATAAATGCATCGTTGGCTACACTTTGTCCGCCAACATCAAAACCATCAATAACAATAATATCGCCAACTGTATATCCTGATGATGTATCAGGTGATGCTACACTTGCAGTATAAACGTTGTTAGTATATGTAATATCAAATACTGGATCAGCACCTTGTCCACCAGCAAGTTGTCCATTAACTCCAAAGAATGTTCCTTCACCGTCAAATCCTGTACCGCTGAATGCGAATGAAACTATTTCTCCACCAGTGTCAACATCTTCAATAACAATACGTAAATCGTTTGTTGTATCTGTTCCGCCTAAACTTCCACCACTAATAACAATGTTATCACCGATTTTATAATCTTGTCCTGTATTTCCAAGTGATACTGCGTATACTCCACTTGTTCTAGTTACATCAAACGTAGCACCGTTACCAATTGTAGCATCATTTGTTCCAGTTAATCCTGAATATAAAACTCTATTACCAACTAGTACTTGTGTAGTTGCTGAACTAATAGTTAAATCATTACCTACAACATTAGTAACAAAGGCCGCTGATCCGTCACCTCTATCTAATGCTGAACCAATTTCAACATCAGTTGCATCTTCAACAGATATTGTAAAACTTCCTTGTGGTGTATCAGCGGTAGTAACCGGAGTTGTAATAATATTTCCGTCGCCAGTGATACCAGTAACCTGAGAACCTACTGGAATTCCTCCGCCGGTTGCTTGTAGTGGAGCACCAATACTTGGTGGTGTTCCTTGAATAGGTAATCTATTTTCTTCAGCATCAACTCCTAATGCAAGACTAAATGAGCCTGATGATCCTTGAGATGTAACTGCAAAGCCTGCTGTATCTCCTTGGATTGCCGCACCTGTATAAAATGCCGCCTGTCTTAAAATTGTATAAAATGTTACTAACTCTGTTCCAGCGGCTGTGCCAACTTTTGCTTTTGCATAGTATGTAAATGTTGAATTATTAACAACAGTATTAACAATAAATGTACCTTCTGCACGACCGTTGCCTTTAACAGCGCCATCTAATCCTCTAATAGTAATAGGCTGTCCAGCAAGTACGCCATGTGGTCCAACCGTTATAACTGTAATTAATGATTGACCAATGCCTTCAGAGCCGTCTGACGCATCTGTAATAACACTTTGTACTGCGGTATCTGTTCCCGGAACTTCATATGTTGATGGATATCCACGCATCGTTCCAATTGCCTGCCATTTAGTAGGCTGTAATCCGTACTCAAAGTCAGCATCAAGCATCGATAGTGCATTTGCAACTCTTTGTCTTTCAATAGCATCAGTACCAAAATCATATGGTCTTGTTCTTAAATCACCTTGCTCAACAAAAATCTGAAGTGTATCTGTTTCAGAAAATACATTCGGCTTATCTTCAACTGGAAGAAAATCTAAACCTTTTTCAATTACTTCAGTAAGAATTGAAACAAGTGATGTAACTCTTGTGTTCCCACCAAGTTCACAATCTGCACCTAAGAAGTATTGTGTAGTTTCTGGAGTTCCTGTTTGCTTTGTTGGGTATACCGCTTTTGTTAGAATATAATTGTTAACCAAATCACGCATGAAGTTTTTAGCGGCAATTTCTTGTTCGCGTGTGCCGTCAATTTGAGGAGTAGGACCTTTCCAATATTTTGACGCTGTGGTTCTTACGTTTGCATTTCCACCATATTGCATATCAGCAATAATTGCGTCAATGTTAAATCCTGTATCTCTTTCACACTTAGCCGCATTATAGGTATATCCATCCCAGATACTTCCTACAGATGCATTTGCTACTTGATCTGCGATCCAAGCACGTACTTCGTCTTTAACAAACTCTTTGTTATTTGTAAGTAATGCTCTACAATTTGTAAGATATTCTTCGTTAGTAGTATCTGTGTTGAATAATACTTGAGTAATTGTATCAGTAGTTTCAAGGAATTTTTGAAAGTAGAAATATGTAGGTGTGTATTCAACAGAATCATATGTATATTTTACTTCAGCGCCTTTAGATGGATCACTAAAGTTAAACAACACTTGATTTGTAGTTGTATTTGTAATTAATAATAGATTGTCTTGTGTTACTTTTGTTGGAAAAATTGCTCTACTAATTTCTGCACGATGGAAATCTGGCATTGCATCAGTGCCTTCAACAATAACTCTACCAATAGTATCTACTAATACTTTATTAACTTGACTTGATGCACCTGATTCTGCAATATATTCACTATTAATAGTTTGTGTTGTTACAGCAGGACTTTGATTTGTTGTCCATGCTTCGTTAGTAAAAATGTAATTGTTAATTAACCAAGCACAAAAATTCTTTGCGGCTCTTTCTGGATTTCTATCTCCATCAATCTGAGGTATTGCTTTATCCCAATATGTTGATGCTAGATAACGTGCTTGTTCATTACCTTTATATCTTAAGTCGTATAATAATCCACCTGGCTGATCCGTAACACTATTATTCTTATCTCCACCAATTAGATTATAACGCATATCGCGTTCACACTTAGCATCACTATCATTTACATAGTTATAAAACACACTTCGCACACCATTAGCAACTGCTGAATCAAAAACGTGTGTTGAAGTATTTGATGAAATTCCAATAAAGAATGTAATAGTAGATGTGGTTGTTGATGTAATTAAAATCGGTGCATCAAAATATGGATCAGTTCCTGCATCGTTTGGTGCTCCTGAACCTCTTGGGTATGCGTGTGTGGTTGCATAATTGTCAAATCCACAAGTAAACACTAACGCACTTTCTTCAATAATAATTTGATCTCCTGGAACAAACGGATGACTAGGAATAGTCAGTGTCATTATTCCAGTTTGCGGATTATACGTTGCGTCTGTTGGAGTGTGCTGTGCGGCTTTTGCAATATTAGTATTAATATATGCACGAACTTCGTCAATGATAAATTCAACGTTGTTTTCAATTAACCAATATGCATTAGGATAGTAATTATCACTATAAGAAATTCCGTTATGGAAAATGTAATCATTAATTTTTCTTTTTGCCATCTCTTATTATACTCCTAATGCAATAGCCAACGCCGTTGCTGTATTATCTACGTACTGTTTGTTTGTTAAATGTTGACTAGTCACTGGTGCGTTTTTTCCTGTTGCTTGTGTAAATGTTGCCTCTTCTGGAGTAACATTTCCTATCACTGTACTATTTAACCCATTTTCTGCATTTAGGGCTAAGAATGAACCATCTCTTGGAATTGACTGACCTATTTCCATGTTATCAATAGATCCTGTTAGTCCAGATGATAGTGTTAAAATTCCTGTTCCTGTTGGTGTTATTGTTACACTTCTATTATCAGGAGTAATTGTAGTCGTATCTGTTACATCTAATGTAATTGCTTGGACGTACATATTACTTAATGTACCTGCTCCGCCAGGACTAATTGTAACAGTACCATACTGACCAGATGGTGCAATAGTAATTTCTGAATCTTGTCCTGTAAATGTTGCATCTCCAATAACATTTAAAGAACTAAAACTACCAACACCTGTAATAGTTGGATCTGCTGTTGTAATAACACCAAATATAGATCCATCACCTGTTCCATAGTATAATGTTTCAGGTGCTAAAGGTGGAACCTCGAAGAAAAATACACCATTAGTTTTTCCTTGTGCATCTTGTCCTTCTAGTGTTGAAACATCAGTATCGCTAACTTTATAACTAATTCCATTGTTATAATAAACTACTGGAGTTCCATTAATTGTAACTGATGAATTTCCTGTTAGATCTTCTTGCCAAATATTCCATGTAAGATAATCAAAATTATTTAAGTTAAATGAATATGTTTCACCTCTAGTAAATTGTAATGGAGGATTTTGCCTAAGGACATCTGAACCTGGTGCAAATACGCCGTCCTGAGTATAAACTGCTTGATCGCCTGTTCCTAATTGATTAAAATATAATCTACCTTCAAGAACTACTGCTTCTTCCTCAATATAAGAAAGACTACGAACTGTAACATTACCGTTATCATCAACTGTAAAGCCTGGGCTTTTAAATCCATGCTCTGACTCGAAAGGGTTATAAGTTACTGCCATATGATGCTCCAATTACACATATTTATCTGCTCGTTAAGCAGGTACTAAAACATTTTGTGTTTGATAGTAATTGGCACTGAAAACTAGTTTCGCACCTCGTCCTGGTGCTGAATCATCGAGTGGTTTTGCATTAGCAATGATGTTAACATAACTGTCATTAACTGTTGCAGTTAAGTCGATAATTTGATTTCCAAGATTTGAACGTCCGTACACTACTAATTCAGCAGTACTAGGTCCAGCAACTACTAAACACTTGATAATTTCTTTTTGGAATGTTGAAAGATCTGCTACAATAGTATATTCTGCGGCACAAAAATCACCAACTAGCCAACGGTCGATTACCGTATCTTCTGTTATTTTTTTCCAAGGGCCGTGATAACTTATATTAGCGCCGTTTTTCATTAGCACTGTGTTCTTTAATCCCTTGCCGAAAAATTTACCGATATCAAACATTTTAGTCCTCTTTATAGTATTTATCGCTTATGAGGATTTAATTTTTAACTGTAATTAAGGTATCGTATTCAGGCAAATATAGGTACTCTACATCACTTTTTGCAAGCGTTCTAATAGCATCGTCAAGCGTTTCAACTAGCGGATCTCCGCCTAAATTAAAACTAGTATTAAACACCATAGGAATCCCAGTTTTTTCTTTAAATGCTTTAATTAGATTATAGTAGTGTGGGTTTTGTTTTTCATTCACTGTTTGGATACGACAAGTACCGTCTACGTGAATAATAGCAGGAATCTTTTCTTCAATTCCTGGCTGACAATTTACAGCATACATCATTGTAGGTGATGATTTCATACCACGTAAGTTAAACCATTCGTGTACATCTTCTTCAAGAATTGTGCCTGCAAATGGACGGAAGTATTCACGGCGTTTAACTTTGTTTACATGATCTTTACCACCTGGATCTGTAGGATCATATAAGAAACTTCTATTACCTAAAGCACGTGGACCGTTCTCTGATCGTCCTTGAAAAATACTAACAATATTTCTTTCAGACAATAAATTAACAATATCTTCTTTAGTAACACTACGTACTTCTGCTTCATACCGATCGGCTGTTTCTTTAATCTCTTCATCTGAATAACAATATGCAGGGCCGTTATATAACGTATCTCTTTGAGATAATACTGTTGAGTCATTAGTAACTAATCTATGTTGTAATAGTGCCGCGCCCATTGCTGTGCCCGCATCATTTGATACTGGCTCTACATATAAATTAATACCTTCGTCTTTTAGTTCTTCTAAATACCAATAATTTGCAACACAGTTAAGTCCGTAACCACCGCTTAGTACAACATTTTTCTTACCACTCATTGCAACTGCTTTTCTAATTAAATCTGCAACTTGTTTTTGTGTTTGTGTTTGTACAGCATATGCCATGTCTCTTCTGTTATCTAACTTAGTAACATCTTCGTCTTGGCCTTGACGATCTCTAAGTATTTCAAAATAATTACGATTAACATGAGCACCGTTAGGATACGTTGGAATAATTACATTTCTGTTTGACAATGCACTTGTTTGATTACTTGTAAACAACTGTGGAATATTGTCATTAGTATCACCATATGGAAATAGTCCCATAGTTTTTCCTGCTTCAATAAAACTAAAGCCACAGTATTCAGTTACTGCTTCATATGTTTTTACAATACCTGCTGTTTCACTAATAACAATTTGAGGAATAGTATGACCTTCTTCTCCGAAGAATCCACCATTAAACTCTTTAAACTCTCCGCCAACCAATGGTCCTCTTGTTCCTAAATGTTTATATAAAGTTTTAAAGTTTCCTGGAAATTCACAATCAATAATACTTTCTGTTTCCCATAACGTAGTTGGAGGATTATATTCACCTTCTAATTGTGCTTCAAAGAATGTACCTGCACCGTCAACTATAAGAGCAACTGCTTCTTCAAATCCTGAATTATAAAACCCTAATGCCGCGTGTAATTTATGATGGAAATAACTGTAATCAATTACTTGAGGATGTTTAGGAAGTAGTTTAGGATCTCTATCAATTAAACCAAGTTTACGTGCAAGACCGGTATAGATATCGTCGCCAGTGAAATCTACTTTTCCTGCTGTTGCTTCTAAACTTTGTGTATGTGCTACTACTAGATAATCTAACTTGTCTGTATATTCAAGAATTTTGATCATAGATGCAAGAGGTCCGCCATCATACTTGTGTCTACTCAATCGTTCTTCTTCAATAGAAAAAATTAATTCTCCATCTTTTAAAAGACAAACACCTGCGTTGTGTCCTCTTGCTATTCCAGCAATCCAAATTGGTGGTTTTTTCATATTAAAATCCTATATATCCTACGTGTCTATAATCAACTATATTTTCTAGTATCTCTTCTTCAAACGAAATAAGATCGCGACACTTATCTTTTAGTTCATCTAGTTTTTTTACTGTACTATATTGTTTATCGTTATTTTCATTAGTAATGCCTAAACTTGGACGGAGAATTTGATTAAGATACTCCCAATGTTGCCAATGACTAGGGTGCATTTCTGTCCAAGTAGTATCTGTTTTTGGATCCCAGAATTTATAGTTTTTTTCTGGAATGTTCCAAGCAAATAATCCTAATGGTTTTATAAAGTTTTTATGATTCAATATATTATTATATACTTTTAATTGCTCGTTGTCAATAAAAATATCTGCTGTTTCCTGTGTTTTTTCTCCATAGTCCGGAGCATCAGGCATATCAGTTCCTAGTTTATTCATATTACTAATAGAAAGCATACGCCAAGTACAACCTGTACTTTCCAAAAGCCCTTGAGCAAGGGCAATATTATTCATTCCGTGTACAAAAAAACTATCTTCATCCCAAAATGTTTGAATCCAATGATTATCATAACACACTTCTCGATTCATATAATTAAAAATACTGCCTTTAGTTTTCCAACCTATTTCATCAGTATTTCTAATAGAATCTCCTCGCTTGCCTTTAAACTCTACAGTTCTAAATGTATGCCAATCGTTGCGTGTATGAGTACTCCATTGTACAATTACAACATCGTCTTTTGTAAATTTATTTTTAGCATGACATTCTGCTATTCTTTGTGATATTGCTCTATTACCTAATCCTGGAAATCCCCAATTTTCATAATGGTCAAATTCGTAGCCAAGAAAGTCTGCATATGTTGGCCAAGAATACATTGTAAAACTACAACCAAATACAAATAATCTTTTCATTAAAAACCTCTATAAACTGGTTTGAAATCTATATTGTTATAGATTGCTTCTTGGAATTCTAGGAATTCATTATGCTCTTTTTTTAAATCTCTAATTTTATCACTAACATTATTTTTATAAAATGTTAAATCTAAATCTAAATTTAAACTAGGATCTATAACATCTTTTACATAGTAATAATGCTGTTTATGACTAGGATGAACTTCTAACCATGTGCCTTGGTTATTTTGAAATTCATAACTGTCAGCACCGTTATTCCAACTATATGTTCCAATTGGTGTTACCCAGTTTTTATGTTCTAACACAGATCTATATACTTCAAATTCAGGTTTAGATTTAAAAATATCGTCTTTATCTGAAATATTTTCATCTTGTGCATTAGGAATATCTGTACACATCTTTTGAAAATCACCAATACTAGTCATACGCCAAGTACACCCTGTACTTTCTAATAGTCCTTGTGTTAGTAGCATATCGTTTAGGCTGTACATCATATAACTGTGTTCGTCCCAAAAGGTATTAACCCAATGATTGTTATAAACGTATTGTCTATTACTAACATTAAAGATACTTCCTTGTGTTTTCCATCCAATATTTGAATTATTTCTGAACCATACGTGTAAGAAACTATCAGGATTAAACTGCATAGGAGAAAACGTATGCCAGTCGTTTCTAATATGAGTACTCCATTGTACTAATACTACATCATTCTTTGTGAAATTATTTTTTACATGACATTCTGCAATACGTTCAGCAATCGCACGATTGCCTAATCCTGGAAACGCCCAGTTTTCGTAATGTTCAAAATGATTACCTAGAATATCTGCATACGTTGGCCACGCATACATAGTAAAACTGCATCCAAAAGTAAAGAGTCTACTTTTTCGTTTTGTTGGCTTCTGCATTTTTTCCTGTTTTAATCATGTTATTAACAGATTCAAGAATGATATCTTCAATTTTTTCATTCATATGCATAATACCTTCGTTAGTTCTATCAGACCATTCGTCCATTGTAATTCTAATAGGACTATAAACTCTTGCGCCTTCTCCCATATCTAAAATATCATGTTTTTCTTCATTTGGATATGAAATATTTTCTTTAAAAGTAGATCCAACAACAACTGTTGCTGTCTTTTCAAGAGCATATGCAATATGTTGACCAACACTATCACAACCTAAGAAGTGATCAGCGGCATTGATAATTCCACACCAAAATCTAAGTTCAATATTTTGTGGAATTGCAACAGGTTGTTTAACACCGTGCTTATTAAATTCAATGCCAATTTCGCTCATAAAAATTACACCGTATTTTTTGCTAAGTTTATCAACAATATTAATTACGTTGTCTGCTTCGAAACTTCGACCACTTGGATCAACAATCATTCCATTTTCGTGAATTGTTCCTCTGCCAAATGGTTGAAATACAATTACTTTATCTTTACCAGTCTTTTCTTTTACTTCAGAAACTAATTTTTGTCCTGTCATTATCTCCTGAGCATTTAATTTAAGAGTAGGCTTAGATAGATCTCTTACACCCTTTTTATTAATTTCAATATCATAGCACTGAGATAAACTTGCTTGTTGGTTGTAATATTCAAATACTCGATATGGTTCAGGTGTAACTAAATTCATATGTTTTAATTTGTCTTCGAACAAATTCTTATGCCAATGATCGTATGCTTTTTTGTGAAGTACAGGATGACCTTTATACAGTTCAGTGCCTCCTTCACAAACTAAAATAAAATCATCGTTTGGATTTTCTTCGTGATATTTTTCAAGGGCTGGAATAGAGCAAAGTACTCTACCGGCTCCGCCGTTAATAAAAAAGGCTGTGTTTCTGTTTGACATTAGTTTTGTTCCTTTGTTTCAAATACTTATTATGTGTTTAAGTTTTCACCTTCAGGTTTGAAATAATCCCAATAAAAGTGTTGTTGTTCTGTTCGTGGCACTTGTACTACCCATTCACCGTTTACTACTACTCCGCTCGGAGAACTTGTAGGCAGTTGCCTATTTTCTCCAAATTTATCACAACAACTATCAACAGTTATAATAGGAATATTATATTGTAAACTCATCATTCTAAGATGGATATCATGCCATTCCATCCAAATACTGTCCTGACTATTTCCTCTATCTCCGTTAGTACTGTGTAATATAAGGTCTACTTGATGTATACTTGCCATTAATGGTAAACTAGGCGCATTAAATCTAAAGCCGTTGCCCCATAGATCATTACAAATCATTCCTGTAGTTCTTATACCATCAAGATAGTGTGTTTTTGTGGTTCCTGGAGGATCTGCTAATACTTGATCCCAACTGTGATGTGGACTATCTTCTCCACCGACAATGTACTGCTTGTTAGTTGCTCCTAATAATTCGCCTTGATTATCATAGTATCTAATTTGATTTCTTCTAATTGTGCCTCGGTGTTCTATATCAACCCATAGTGTTCCTAGTGCAATTCCCATGTTCTTTTTATTTGCGTATGTAACAATATCATATGTTGCTTTAGCAATATCAGCCATTCCGTTTTCTGGAATAAGATCAAAGTTGGGAAAGTAACCTGATAGTGATCCTTCAGGTGTAAGAATCCAGTTGCAATTATTATCTGAGGCCCAGTCAATGGCCTTCATAATTGATTTTTTATTTTCTTCTAGATTTTGCGTTACGGGTAGTTGAGCACCCGCGAATCTTACTTTATTGCTCATGCAATTATTTAAGTAAGCAGGTGCTGATTATGTTTAATTGTGACTTATGCAGTGCCGCAAGGTGAACGTGGAGTATCTACTTTCCAAGCCGCATAACGCTGACATTTGTGTACTCTAAATGTAGCATCTGCACCAGCATTTGCGCCGTCTGTAACTGCTTCATATGTGTATGGAGCATTAGCAAACTCTTTTGCTGATCTACCTACAATAATATCATTACCGTCATTAATTGCTTGATTATCACTTAATGATAGTGCTGTAATTTCACCACTTGCTCCAACTGTTTTAACAGTAGCAACTAGTTCATCTGCAACAATATAATCGTCTAGATTAGAAGCCGCAAATTTAATCTTATCTCCAACTTCATATCCTGTACCGGAAGTAGTAATTTCAACATCAAAACTATCACCGTAAAGTACTGGCATATCACGTAATATTTGTCTGAAAGTATTCCATTCTTCTTGTAACGAAGCCGGCATATCTGTGTTTACTTTGTCATCACTCCAGCCTAATAATGTTGTTCTATGTCTACGTAGATGAGGCCATTTAATGTGTGGTTGTTTCCAAGGATAATGTGGTACACCGCCCTTAGTTGAACTTGCTACTTTGACAAACTCATTGTTAGAATTACATTCAATATCAAATTTTTCGTATGTATGATCAGGTGGTGGATCCATATATGTAAGATAAGTTACACCATTAGGAAGTTCTTCTGAAACTAATTCATGTTCTTCATCGTCACAATCACATTCCATTAATGAACAAATAATAGGATTTTCTTCACAATCAACTAATACTTTACGAAGACCTAAAGGCGCTGGAACGTCCATGCCTTCTTCTTCTTCCATATGCGCTCTAGGTGCAATTTTGTTTGTTACATTATCAATAAAAACCCATAATGCTGGAGGACCCTCATACGTATGGGTTCCTTGTAATTGTTGTTCATCAATCTGCCCCAAATATTCATCTGGTTTAGGATAGTTAAATTGTTTTCTAATAATTGTCATTTTTATCCTTACCTCTTAGTAGTATACAACGTATACTAGTCCGCCTGCTCCTGGTGATCCGCAACAACACACTTCACTAAATGATTGTGCTGACATACCGCCACCGCCTGGGAATAAACCAAAACCTTCTGATCCGCCCCATAAACAACAGCCATTTGGACCGTTTCTCATTCCGCCGCGTCCTGGAGGATCGCCAACGAACATATTTCCTCTATCATGACAGTATTGACTTAACTGTGATGTTGATTGTGTAGCACCAACGCCAAAGTCCATACCGGAGAAACCGTGTACACAGTATCTCATTCTACAACATGAATAACAGTTGTTATACATAAAACATTCTGTACGTAAAACTCTTCCTCCACACGCTCTTGCACACCAGTCACCTGATCTACATACATATGAATCATAACCTTGTTGACAGTTTCCTTTTTGTCTACAGCAAGTCGACCCTGCCGCACAAATTGTATATTGCTGACCGCCTGATACTTCTGACGCTTTTTGTCCATAACTTCCACCGGAAGATGGATAACCTTGTTGACAACAACAAGCGCCGTCTCCAGACGCTCCTCCGCCCCAAATTTCAAATGTTGCATATGCAACGCCTGCTGGTACTGTCCATAAACAACATCTTCCGCCATTATTTGGAGTTGTCGTACTTGTATTATAGACTGCGATCTCTCTAGGAACTGCTTTAGGATCGTCGTATCCGAATAAAAAATCTCTTAATGTTGACATACTACTATTTACTCCTTATGTTGACGTATAGTAAACTGTTACTAATCCGCCCATTCCTTTCGCTCCGCAATAACATACTTCATCATGTGTTACTCCTGATGCGCCGCCACCTCCTGGAAACACACCGTGATCTCCTTGGTCTTGACCATGTGATCTATAACATCCCGAACGTGACAGTCTTGTTGAACCTGTAAAAGGCGCACTTGGTATAAACTGGTGCATATCTGATGCACAGTGAGCAGATCCATGTCCGCCTCCTGTTGTACCACACATTGCTAATGTAGCACCGTTAACACATCCGCAGTTAAACATTTGACACCCGCTGTATGAACAACTTTGGCTAAACCAACATTTAGAAGACGCTTCTGCTCCACCTGCTGAACACATACAAAATCCGCTTGGCCCACATACATAACTTGGAAAACCTCTACAACTTACACAACGTGAATGACAGCAAGTTGAGCCGCCTGCACAGATCGTAAATGCATCTCCGTTATTAACTTCAATAATTCTTCTACCATAAGACCCTGATCCACCGGACCATCCTTGTTGGCAACAACATACGCCTGCACCTGGACCTCCGCCACCCCAAACTTCAAAAGCCGCCCACGAAGCACCTGCTGGTACTGTCCATAAGCAACACTGGCCGCCGTTGTTTTGAGTTGTAATATTTGTATTATAAACTCGTAAACTTCTTAACGGTGTTGATCCGCTTGAAGAAGTTCCGTATTGTAATAAGGATCTTAAACTAGACATTTTATTCGTCGTCCTCTATTGGTAAAATATTTGCACCTGGCTCAACTGGAAAGTTAATCATGTACGCTGGTAACTCTGAATCAGTGCCATGTCCAAACAATGCTGGTAAATCTCTTAACTTCTGTCTATAGTCTAACCAAAGTTGCTTAGTTGCCTCTGGCATATCGTCAGCAATTTTACTATCAGACGCAGTTAACATATTATTTCTTACAATGATTAATTGTTCCCATGATGTCCATGCTTGTTTCCAAGCCATAGTCCATGTACCACCACTATAAGTTGTACCGTCTTCGCTTAATACACCGTCTAGATTGTAAGTACACTCATCTAATTCATAAGTGTGATCAACATCCGTTGGGTCTGGTCTTTCGTAAGTAGTGCCATCTGGCAAGTCAACAACTAAATTTGTTTGACCTTGTACAACATCCCATTCAACTTTTGCATCAAATAGTGAGCAAAGTTTAGGATCTGCCGCACAGTCAATCATTACTTTGTATTGACCTTCTGGTACAGGAAAGTCTGCACCGTTTTCTTCTTCTGTTAACACAAGTCTTGCTGTATCTGAACGACTTGTATCTTTATCAATGAATACCCAAATTTTATCTGGCCCGTTATAAGTGGCAGTTGCGGTGTTACCATCGTTATTTGTCTGGGCTAGATAGTCATCAGGTACATCATATGTAAACGTTGTTTCTATAATTGTGTTACTTGGCATATGTTTTCTCCGTTTTCCTTTTAACTATAACTAACTTTTACCGCGCCAGCATTGCCCCAGCCACCCCAACAACAAGGTTCGCCGCAAGCCGCTCCGCCTGGTCCGCCACCACCTGGGAACATCGCTAAACAGCCAAAACAAGAACCTGTGTTGGTAAAGTTACCAGCACACCAATCTCTTGATCTTCTTGATACGCTAAACATTCCGGAACCTGTTACAAAGTTCCACATTTGGTTGTGACAATATTGACTTCTTTTTGAACTTCCTGAAATTTGTGGAAGTCCCCAATCGCCTGTTCCGCATTGCCATACAAAACTTGGATTACAAGTGTATGCATCTGTGAAACAACACGCTTTACCTGCACAGCCACCTGGTGCACAAGTAGTTGGAATACTAGATCCTGTTACAAAACTAGGATACCCGTCTCCTCCAATACATCCGAAACAGCAACATACTGTTGAACCGCCTGCACAGATTGTATATTGGCAACCTGCAACTGTTTGAATAGTTCTAATACCGTAAGAACCGCCAGCCGCTGGTCTATTTGGAAACTGACAACAACAAGCGCCATGGCCTCCACCTCCGCCGCCCCACATTTCAAATGTTACGTTAACAGTATTAGCAGGTACAGTCCATAGACAACATCTTCCACCGTTACCAATGTTATCATTTTGCTGGTATACCCAAAACTGTCTTTGAACACCTGATTTTGCTGGTTCAACGTCGCTAAGTAAACTTCTAAGTGATGCCATAATTCTAGTTCCCTATCTTATGTACCTGAAATAATCCAACCGTAAGTTGCACCTGTATAAACAAGTGTAACTGCTACGTTATCAATATCTAGTGTTAAATCTTCTGCTCTATTCTGGATTTTTGCGCCGTTACGTGCTACTGTTACATTAGACGAACTAAATGCACCCGTAACGTCAATAATTTGTACTGTGTCGTTTTCTAACAAACTTGTGTTAATAGGAAGCGTAATTGTAATGCCTCCTGATGTACACAATACTCTATCATTAACTTCGGCCGCATAACTCGATCCTGTAGTTCTTAATACAGTACCAGCGGTTCCAGTTGTAGTAATATATCTTCCCATTGTTTTATCCTTCTATTGTATTTATGCCGATGTCTCAATACCGAACGCTACAGCACTTACATTGCCTGAACTTGAACGTACAACCAACTTTTTGCCAGCGTCCATTACGATACCGGATCTCTCTAGTACACCGTGGGCTAATACTTCTGCTTCCCACTCAATGTATTCTGCTCCTATAGGAGTATCAGCGGATGCCACTGCTACTTGGACTCCAATTGCTTGGTTTCCCCTATTACACACCGACAATGTTACAACTGCATAGTTATCAGTTGGCACAGTATATACGGTGGTATTAGTAGCCGCTGTTAAATCGCTTGCTCCCAATCTTCCTGATGCCATAATTTATTCTCCTTTATCCCATTAAAAACATATTTAGCGCCACAGGTGCTCCATCAATTCCAGCGCGGAAGTTGAATTGAGCATCAACGTTAATTGGCACTACTGTAGTTGTAGTAATCTCCTGGCCGGAAATTTGTACAAGACCAGCAATAATCTGGTTAACGTTAAGAGTACTCGCACCACCACCAATCTGTGACGTGATATATGTTTTAATTGCTCTTTGTGTTGGCACAATACTGTCGCTATTTGCGGAGAATGTACCGTCGGTGCTAAACTCGTTAATTGTTGCGCCTGTATTACCAAGAGCAATATCACCGAGTTGTAATTCTTGCAATCCTGAAATGTTAAATGCATCAGCATTTAGGGTTGCAATACCAGTCGACTGTTCAACGTTGAACAATCCACCAACCCTAAAGTTACCATCTTGGTCAGTTGAAGTGTAAAACACTCTACCGCCACCACCTTCAACAGTTTCGTTATCTGGTTGTGGATCCTGTAATGGAACATTAGGATAATTTGTGTTAGTAAAATCACCAGTACCAATGTCTAAGAAGTCGTGTCCTGTTAGACGTACTTGTGAATATCTAATTCTTACTTCTGAACTTTCAGAGTGTTGTGGTGCAGTATCAACTGGAATATCTGGTGATACTTGCAACTGTGCTGAGTATGGTCCGTTACCTCTTAAGTTAGTAACAGCAACTAATTTATAGAATACATTTGATTGATTATTAAATTCAATATTTGACCCTGCTCTTGGAACTGCTCTCATACCAGTCATTTGAATATACTTGCCTGGCTGGAATCTATCCATAAATCCGCCGCCATATTTTACTTTACCGTTAGCATTCCATGATGGCTCTGCACTAGTATCAACTGGAACAGATAATAATGGATCTTCGTATAATTCAAAGTTATTTGCATCAACAACTTTTACATAAAAGTCAGTTGGGTCAAAGAATTTAACCATACCTAATACTTCACTAATATTAACTTTTGTGCCATCAATAGTAATACCGTGTCCTAACGAAACATTAACAACTGCTGGACTTGCTTGTGTTATGCCTGTTACTAAAACTTCTTGTTGTAAAGCAGTAATAGTTGCACTAGCAGTTTCAAATCCGCTACCTCTACCAGCGTTTGTTGCTCCAGCAAATGTTGGCTGTGCAAGTACTCCGTCTGCAATTCTAATTTGGAGTGGAGCATCTAATGTATTGTTTGGATCTGTAATAGTAAATGTTATATTTTCATCGTAACCTTGTCCTGGTTCAATAATTTTAACTTCTGCAATTTTACTATCAGCAACTCTAACTCTACCTAATGCTCTAATAGATGTACTTGAACCGTCTCCAGCCGGAGTTGAAAATTCAATTCTTGGTTCAATTTGATAAGTTGTTGTACTGTCAAGCAAACTTAAAATTGGCTCACCTAAAATATGATCCCAACCTGGAGAACCATCTGAATATTTTCTTACTGTTGCTTGTTTTGTACCTGCGTTGTATGTATCAATGTATGCATACTGGCCTGCACCTAATCCTGCTTCAATCCAAATTGCCATTCCTGCTAATGCACCTGATGAATTTGTATCAGTATTTGAAATTGTAATGCTTGTTGCATTACCAATCTGTGCCGCGTTTCCAACTGTTAAGTAATCGTCTCCGCCATATTCATCGTTAGTATTAAGAAGTCTTACTTCCATAACACCTGCGGTTCTTGTTACTGGAGTAACAGTTCCTAAACCAAATCCGTCTCCACCGATTGAAATAACTGCGTTACCGCCATTTAGATCATATTCTCTACCAGCGTTAGTATACTCAAGTGCTAAAACTCTATCACCATCTGTTAAAATATTACTAACAACTGCTTGTTGTGCTTTATTATCTACGTAAGCAATAATTGGAACTTCAGTTGCATCAACACCTTCAGCAACACAACCAAATGTACCGTATGATGAGTTACCGTTTGTAGCACGAATCTTACCACCGTTCTCTGCTAGGTAACCAATGTGTCCATAGTATGAGAACACCGAAACAAGTTCTGTTCTACCTAAGTTAGTACACCATACACCAATACCATCACTTAGTACCTGTGTAAAGTCGTTAGCAACAACAGAGTCGTTACCACCTGCGTGTAAATCGCCGTCAATTTTTAATCCAATACAAGCAGTACCAAATGTAGTTACGTTTTGTACATAACATGATTTATTTTTAACCCATACTTCTGTATGTGCTGGACCCCAGCCTGGATCAAGTGAAACATAAGCCCCTGCTGTTGGACGTCTTGTTCCATAAAGATTAGGACTGCTTAGTGTTCCAGTTAATCCAATAAGTGTACAGTTTCTTAAACCTGTACCATTACGTACAAAGAACATATGTTTGTCAGTTGAACCACCTACAGCATTAATATATTGTTCTGCCGCTCTTAGTGCTCTATAACGTCCTGTATAAATTAAGTCATTTTGAATTGCTTCAATATATCTACGAACATCTCTTTTACATGATGCTTGTTTTGCCGCATCAAAATCTACATATCCTGGATATGTATTAATGATATAGTTTGTAACATCTTCAGCAATAAACTCTTTATTTTCTTCTAGTCTTAAAACAGCGTCAGTATATCCTGCTGTTTTAACCGGAGTGTTTACTCCTGATTGTGCAACATCACTTCCAACTGCATTAATAGCAAAATCAATTTTATTCTTAATGTCTGTAGCAATCGCCGCCGCTTCTGTTCCTGCCGCGCCTGAGCCTGCCGGTAAAGCAACATCTTGATCTAACGGATTATTAGTTGCTTTTGTAATTGGTGTGTTTGTAATAATGTCATCAATAATACTAGCCATATGAGTAATGCCTGCTAGTGAGTATGGAGTATCACTTGAATCAACTAATGAACCTGCAGGTGAAACTTTTGAAGAACGTAGTTCGTCTCCAACTACTGCACAACTTTCTGGGATTACCATTGGTAATACTTCAGTAAATGTACCTGTTTTCATAAACAGCGTGTCGTTAGCAACAATCTCTGCTGGAACACTATTAGTGTTTCCTGCTGTTAGTGCCGCTGATGCAATCGTTCTTAAGTTTACTAAAATTGCTTGTGCTTCTGGCTCTTCAACTATAGAAGAATCTGTAATTTGTAATGTTGGATTGGCAACACTTCTTAAAACCTGATAATCAGTTGCTGGTGTATCTTGTGTAATAACATCATCAATTAATGCAGTAACAAATGTTAGTGCCGCTGAGAATTCAGCAGTAATACCATCATTAGATACATAATACTGATCAGCCGCACTATCAAAGTATGCTAGAGTTTCTTGTCTAGTCATTCTATTACCACCATGTGATAAATCCCAAACAAGTGCATCAACAAATGTACCTATGTCTCTACGCCAGTTTGCCGCAGTGTATGTAAATGAACCTGTAAACGGAGCACTTGAATTAATTACTTGTGTGTCAACCCAACTTAAAGTTTCATCTTGAATAAATGCTTTATTTCTTTTTAACAATTGAGTTGCATATGGTTTTCTTGCGCCTTTTTCAATTTGTTGTAAACCAAAATTTACAGTTTTAAAAGGTTTATCAAGTGTAACACCAGCCGCCGGAACGTCTAAATCTTCACCGTTTGGTGATGTATAATAAACAGCGTCTAATTGTCCAAAGTATGCCCATTCTGGATCAGTTCCTGATGAGTTAACTTTTAATACTTGACCTGGAGAACCAATTGGTAATCTTGTTGGTCCTGCTCCACTGTAGTAAACAAGGTCACCACGTGTTGTTAAGTTACCAACTTCAGCGCCGCCTGATAATAAATTCCAATAGTTACCTGCTGTATCTTGGTCTGGTCTATTTTGTCCTGCACCAACTTCTTCTGATGTATGTGGCGCAATACAAACATAAGAGTTAACATCGTTAATGCCTCTAACAACATCACCTTTGTCGTAGTAAACATTGTCAACCCATGCACCTTTCCAATATAAACCTTCGTTAAGTTTATCCCAGTAAACTGCATCCGGTGGTCTATTACCTGTTCCGTCAGCAAGTGCAATATAAGTCCAACCGCCTAAACGAATAACATCGCCAATCTTGTATGCATAGTTGTTGTCATAGTCGCCGCGGAATGTAAATCCTGTTGTAAATAAATCCCATTCAGTTCCATTATTAAAAGGAACTTGATTAAAGTTGTTTGTAATTGATATGTAAGAATAACCACCATAGGTTACAACATCGCCTGGCTGATAGTTTACATTGTTCTGCCAACTATCTTCAAATTCTAATCCTGGTACAAAAATTGCCCAGTTGCTTTCATCAGCCGCAAGTGTTGCACCCGATGTATGATATGTTGTACAAATCCAGATATCCGAACCATACTTAACAACATCATTATTTTTATAACGTGTTGACGCAGTCCAGTTACCTAAGTATTCAATACCTTTGTGTAAATAATCCCACTTTGCTTGATCGGCTTCTAAGCCTAATGCATCAGTTGCCGCGGCAGTGTGTCCTGTATTACAAATATATACTTGACCGCCATAACGTACAACGTCACCTGCTGTATAACGTGATGTTGCAGTCCACACATTCTGCCAATTTTGTCCGTGTGCAAAAATATCCCATTTAGTTTCATCTAATTCTAAGCCATCTGTAACATCAGCGGCTGATGTATGTTCTTGAGTACACAAATACATAACGCCGCCATAGCGTACAACATCATTAATTTTGTAACGAGTAGCAACTCCCCAAGCACCTTGCCAGTTAAAGCCTTCTGAAAATAGATCCCATTTAGTTTGATCTAATTCTAATCCATCTGTTTCGGTTGATGCTGATGTATGGCCTGTATTACAAATGTATAGTAAACCGCCGTACTTGACAATATCATTAGGTTTAAAGACTGTTGAAAGTGCCCAATCGCCCTTCCATTCAGTACCGTCTGCTAATAAGTCAAAGTTTGAAATGTCTGTTGTAAAAGCGTTAGAACTAATATGGCCTGTATTAACGATATATGTACGTCCGCCGTATCTTACAACGTCATCTTTATAATATTCTTTAGAAGATGTCCATGCACCTTTCCAAATAAATCTAATTCTACCTAGTTTAAACTCAGCCATTTTTGCTTCCTAACAATGTGTTAATACTATTTATCATATCTATTATTTCCCTGCTCCCATCTCCTGCGGGGTTGGAGCATCTCCCTCATCTATTAATCCGAAGTTAGTTCCACCTGCAAAATACGCCATTGCCGCCATATCACCGTCTACTGGTTTGCGGAAATTCATTTGCGTATTAATATTAATTTTTCTGTTTGCATCTGAACTAATTCTTCTTCCTTGTATTCTAACTTCACCTGAAATTACAGCGTTTACGTTAACGTTTGTACCACCACCGCTAATTCTACTGTCAACATATCCAGCGATTGCTCGTTGTGTTGGTATAATTTCGTTACTATTTGCCGCAAATGTCGGATCTGTACTGAATTCTCTAATAACTGCGTTAGTTCCACCAAGTGTAACACCACCTAAACGTAGTTCGCTTAGACCATCTAATTCAAAATATGAAGCATTTAATGAAACAATACCTGTTGCTTGCTCAACTTTAAACAATTCACCAACTCTAAAGTTACCATCTTGGTCAGTTGAAGTATAGAATACTCGTCCACCGCCTGCATTATCAGTTTCTTGGAACTCTCGTATATCATATCCTTCAATCGGTGTTAACAATGGATACTGCGAAGTATATAAGTTACCTTTACCAATTTCTAAGAAGTCGTGTCCTGTTAGACGTACCTGTGAATATTGTTGTCTAATAGTTAAATTAGTTTCGTGTTCTGGTGATTCTGCTCTATCTAAACTTGGACTAATAGTTAATGTTGCTTCGAAATTACCTTCTGTACCAGTTAAGTCTTTTACACCTTGAACAGCATAAAACTGATCATTAATTCCGTCAATGTACAAGTTATCACCAGGTCCTGGTTCACGTGTTAAGTTTTTAACAACTAAACTTGTTCCTAATTGATACAAATCTGCATAACCGTCACCAGTAATTGTAACTCCAATATTAATGTATCCTGTTCCTCTATTTGTAAACTCAATTTGGCCAACTGTTCCGTTTCTCATTCTAACGTCATAGTTTGCATTAGTGGTTGCATCAGGATCAATTATTGTTAATGTTGGAGGATTTTGACCGTATCCACTTCCTGGTTCTTGAATGTAAAACTCTGTGATTCTACTTCCATCAATCTTACAAGTTGCTCTTGCTGTTGCACCAGTTTTAATTGTTTCAATTGATGAAACGGTATCTGCTGTGTATGGATAAAATATTGGACCATCGTCAGTTACACCATAACCCATACCAACGTATGTGCCGCCGGCAGTTGTTTTATCAGTCCAAAATACTCCGTCATCTGATTGAACAATACTTCCGCTTTCTGTAATTCCAAGGAATGTACCTTGACAATAATTAATAAAGATATTATCTGCAACCCCAGTTTCGTTGCCAGCAATCCAAACTGTAGAACTTGCGTCTGTTACTTTATCTGTAAAACTGTAAAAGAATTTGTTGTTAACTGTTGATAAATCATTTGGTGAATCATAACATGATGCAAGGAAACGTCCGTTACCAAAACAGAAATCAGCAACATCGTGTTGCACATCGCCAATATTAGTACCCGATGTCCATGTATCTCCGTTGTCGACACTTTCCCAAGTATCACCGGATTCGTTTACAGCAATCCATTTACCGTTACCATAAGCAATCCATTTTGCGTTACTTACTCCAGCATTAACTTGAGTCCAGTTATTTCCGCCATCTGCTGATTTATAAATGTTTGTAGTTGAATCAGCAATAGCAATGTTAATATTATTACCATCGTAGTCAGTTCCGTATGCTATTTTAGTAAATGTCAATCCATAACTTAGTAAATTACCAGTTGAATCTCCCCAACTGTTTCCATCTGCAGATATTTTAATTCTACCATTACCATCGATAGCAATAAAGCCATTTAATGTTTGTGCTACGCTAACATAATTTAAATCAGTATACGAAGTTGCATCATTAAATGTAGTTCCGTCAGTTGTTCTTGCAATTAAATTTGTTCCTACAATAACAGTAATATTGTTACCGCTTATTAATTTAGAACAAGTGTCTTTAATTACGCCTGCTGGAAGTGATGCACTGTTTTGTGAATACGGTGGAAGATCAAAAACTAATCTTGGAGTAATCTCATATCTAGTTGTTTCGTCAAGTACAGTAGCAATTGGTTGACCTGGAAGATAATGTTGCCATCCTGGCTGATTATCAATTGGTCGTTTAACTGTAACATCTTTACTACCTGGTGTTACTGCTAAAATTTCAACTATAACACTACTTCCTGAGTTACCAATCAGTGTTGGTAAAATTGTAATAATATCTCCGGCTTGATTACCTTGACCTAATTCTGTAATTGCTGTTACTGTTGCTACACCAGAACCGTCAATATTAACTGTAAATGTTGGTTCAACTGCATCTGTATTACTACTAGTTCCTTTAACATCAGTATAAGTTCCTGAAGATAATAATACATCTGGCGCACTGTTTACTTGCACATTTAATACACCACCATTTAGCCAATCGTATGTATCAATGTAAGCATACTGTCCTCGGCCTTCACCTTCAACAATCGTAATTTGTTTATTACGATAAAAGTCTTCATTGTTAACATCTTGGTTAGCAATTTGAATATAAGTTTCATCACCGGCTTGTGCTCTGTTATTAGCATAGGTATAATTAAAGCCGCCTGCTCTTGAAGAATCGCCTGGATCTAAAAGTCTAATTTCAGTAACTGATCCGTTTCTAATTTCTGTAATTCTACCAGACGCACCTTCACCTGAACCTGTTACGGATACTTCAGCACCAGTATAATGATTACCTGTGTTAGTATAACCTACAGCAAATAACTGATTTTCATCATTGTAAACTTTTCCTACTTCTGCTTCTTTAGAATAGTTGTCTACTTTAGCAGTAATTGGTGTTTCATTAAAGTTATATCCGATTGCAACAGAACCATATTCACCATAAGAGTTATTACCGTTTGTTGCACGTACTTTACCACCGTTTGTACACAAGTAACCAATGTAACAGTAATACGTAAACACTGATACAAGTTCTGATAAGCCATCTGCATTACACCAGTAACCAATACCATCTTGAATAATTTGTGTAAAGTCGTTAGCAACAATAGATTTGTTACCACCGTTGTGTAAATCCCCATCAACCTTCATACCAACACACTGCTTACCAAACGTTGAAACGTTTTGTACATATGTCGATTTAGTTGTAATCCATACAGTCTCGTCATCTGGTCCTGTACCTGGATCAAGTGCTACGAATGCGTTTCCTGGAGATACACGTTTAAATAAAAATTCATCTGGATCTGTAAGTTCACCTTCGAGACCTGATAGTGTCATATTTCTAAGACCACAGCCGTTTCTTACACGGAACATATCTTCATCTTTTGTTTCTGGTGTCGGTGATATATGAGTTGAACGTAATTCATCGCCAACAATAGCAACATTTGCCGGAACACTGATTGGACAAATTTCTTCATAACGTCCTGTAGCAACTATAATTGTTGCAGGTGTTCTTAATCCTTGATCTTCAAAAATATAATTACACGCAAATTTAACTGACTTAAATGGATTTGTTTTTGTCAATCCTGTACCAGCACCTGATATATCTTGGCCTTCTGGTGAAACATAAAATACATTTTTTGATTCTTCCAATGACTCCCAAGTAGTGTCTTTACTTGGTAGAACTTTGATTGCATCACCCGGATTACCAATATTTAAATTTGCTTCTTCAGAAGTGTATGTTCTTACATCACCTCTGTATTGAAGAACGTTAGAATTTCCGCCTTCAATTACTGTTTGCCAGAAATTTTCTTGTGTGTATTCTATATCAAGATCTGGTCTTGATGCTGATTGCGATGCAGTGTGTCTTTTAATACAACGATATAGTGTTCCTTTATATGTAACAATATCACCTAAGAAATAATTATTTGCTACTGGTGCCGCATTAACTAAAAAAGTTTCTTGCCAGTTTCCTCTAAATCTATCTCCGTCAATTAGTGTCTGCCAATAGTTGTTTGAATAAATTGTAGTTAATGTACCATTATACATTCCAGAGTGATTATAACAAACTAGATAGTTTTCTTTATATGCATCTCTTGGTACAATGTATTGAACATATCTCTCAGTTGCCGCCGCAAACCCTGAATCATATGCTGTCGCATCTGCAACTTGAATACCGTCTAACCAGTAAGTTACACCATTATCTAAGAAGTTATATTGGCCTCCATCCCAGAAACCATCAACTGATGTGCTTAGGTACAACGGGTGTGTTAAGTTTGAACTATCGCTTTGATCAAATTTGTATGTGTTTCCTTCTACTAAAGTAAGATTACCTTGTTCTACACCGTCAACATAATATTTGTTTCCACTTCCTGGATCACCTACTGTAATAGCAACATTGACTGTTGTTAATTCATCATCAGGTTCACTACCTTGGCTATCTCTTAATGCAACATATAGCCAGCCACCAAATCTTACAACATCGCCGGTTCTATAGTTGGTATTAATATCCCAATAAGAAGCAATTTCCTGATCGTCTGGATTTTGATTATACTGACCACCCATTCTATAACCTTGAGTAGTAAGTTCCCAATCTCCAGTATCTTGTGTAATACCATTAACACTTGGAACACTGTTAGTATTAATAGTTAATGAAGTATAACTATATCCGCCGTACTTAACAATATCTCCTGGCTGATAAACTTCTTGTTCATTCCATTGTAACTCATATTCATATCCTGGTAACCAGATATCAAAGAAACTTTCAGCAAATGTTATAGAAGAATTGTGTCCTGTGTTACAACGCCAAATACTTGGACCATATCGAACAATATCGCCTACTTTATATTTCTCATGCTTAATAAGAATTTGATTACCAGTACCACCTTCTACATTAATAGGATTTCTGTCTGCAAGAGCATCATTTTTTCTAAAGTGTAGAGTTATATTATTGCCATCAACTAATCTTACGTAGTAAAATGTATTGTCAGTTAATCCTGATGCTACAGTACCTTCGCTTGAATATTCAACCATATCACCGGTTTGGAAAATATGACTTTGAACTGTTACAATACCACCTGTAAGACTATCAATACTTAATTCAGAACTTGGAATCCAATGTCCTTTGTACTCAATACCACTAATTAAAATTTCCCATTCAGATGAATCTTCTTCGAGTCCTAGTCCGTCATTGTTTGAACTAAGATGTCCAGTTAAGCAACGATAAACAATACCACCGTAACGAACAATATCATCTTTTCTATATCGTGTTCTCGGTGTCCAAATATCTTTCCATTCGTCTGATCTAGTTACTGTTTGCCATTTAGGTTGGTCAAGTTCTAATCCTGAAATTGTTGTAGATGATGTATGCTCTAATGTACAACGATAAACAATACCGTTATATTTTACAACATCTCCAATTCTGTAAATTACTTGAGGTTGCCATTCGTAACGCCAGTTATGTCCTGAAACTTGTAATCTCCAGTTACCAAAATCATTAGCGCCTATTACTGCTGGTTCTTGTACATTAATATAAGAACCTTTGTCTAAACTGTTTACAGTTCTATCAAAGTAATATAACTTGTCTGGAGCATTTTGTGGAACTGTCCAACGAATTTCTCTTGAACTTGCTTCTGCAAAATTTGCAACATAAGTAGAGTCGGTAACTTCAGTTCCGTCTAAATAAAATGTAAATCCATCTGTGTAATAATCAACTAGTGGAGTATCTTGGTTTGCACCATCTTCATATTTACTAAATGCAAGCGGGTGTTCTTGACCACCGAACGTGACATTTGTTGTGTCTGTTTGTGAAAACGTATATGTACTACCTTTTTGGAAAGTAATAACGTTTCTTTCAAAGTTGTTTAAGTAAATTGAGCCCGTTGAACTTTTTGCGTATCCTGTTGTTGTATATCTTCCTGTGTCGTAACCAACTGTAACATTAATAGTTGTAATAGTATCAGGTGCTTCGTACTCAGTTGAATCGTGTCCTACAATACAAGAATATAATTCGCCGCCGTACTTAACAATGTCATTAACTTTGTAATACCTATTAGGAATCCAATCTTGAACCCACTGATAACCATCTGTCATCTGTGTCCATTTGGGAATTTCTTGATTTAAGTAATCAATATAAAAATCTGGATCCGATGTATGTCCATTTAAACATACAAATGTTTTACCACCGTAACTTACAATATCGTCTTTAATATATTGTTTACTAGTCTGCCACGGTCCGGTCCATCTAAATCGGATTCTATCAATTTTAAATTCAGCCATTTGCTTTCTTTCCTAATATTACTTGTATTTAACCATTATGGAGATACTCCATCTGGAAAATCGTATTCTTGGTTAATTCTAACAACTAAGTTTCCTTCGTCATCCACATAATATACTAAATTTCTATCATCCCACCTAAACTGTTCATAGCGCAGGTTGTCATATGATGTATTATGCTCTTCGTCTCGTCCTTCAAAAAATTCAATTCCTCTTTGAAAATCTGGATAATTTTCTGTTGGATCGCCTGGTTTATTTAATTGTACGCCGTCACTGCTTTTCATTTGGTCTGATTTTACCAAGTATAGATCGCCATCTTGTGTTCTACGCAAACCGTAAAAGTATCTACTTCCTTTTACTGTTTTTAATAGTGTTCCTACTTCTGTACCTTGATAAAAACTTGCCATAATCTATTCCTTAACTTACAATATTAATTGTATTCCCCATGTTACTATGCGCTGAACATTGGTAATACAATGTTGCTGGAGCATTCATTGGTACTGTGAATGTAATAACTCCAGTTGATGCATTATTATTTGCAACTCCTGAACTATATGCTACACCGCCATCTGCTACTCTAATTTCAAATGGATGACTACCACCACTGTTGTTTACAAAGTAATATGTCATTCCACGCATTAAGTATAGTGCTGGATCATTAGTTGTTGTTGGAAATCCTGGTCCAGTAAATGTATAATCTGAAGTTCCATTAGCACCAATTGTCCAAGTAATGCTTGCTCCGTTTTGTGGAGCCCAACTTGTTCCATTATATGCAACTGCCGCGCCAATAACTGCGTTTGCTGTACTAACGTCTGACAATTCATTAAGTGCTTGTGCGCCCAACGCTCCATTAAAATTAATTGTAAGAGTGCCGTCAGTAATTTCAGTTGCAATATCAGTTCCACCAGCGATTGTTAATGTATCTGTTAATGTACTAGCAGATGTTGAACCTGTATCAGCCGCAATAGTTTCCCATAAGTTTTGATCTGTTGACTGATCAACAACAAATTCTAATCCATCTCCTGCAGAATTAACTTTAACGAATCTGTTTGCCGCGCCAGTAAATGCACTAGGAGTATCTGTTAAATTTGTAAAGGCACCGCCAAATAATGTTGGAGTGTTTGTAAAGTTCGTATAATCTAAAAAGTATGCACTATCAAATCCGTCAAGTGTGTCAGCGTCAAGACCTGAACCGCCTGATGCAATGTCAGCGCCAGGAGCCCACTGAGCACCATCCCATTTAAGTACATCACCCGTTCCAGGAGCAGAACTTGATACGTTACTTAATGCTCCAACTGGAATTGTTGCAACTTCAGCCGATGTAATTGCACTACTAAATTCTAAACCGTTGCCTGCACTGTTTACTCTAAGTAATCTTCCGTTTGAGCCAGTGTATGCGCCGGGTGTATCTGTTAATGCTGTAAATGCACTAGAACCACCTTCAGTTGCTACATTGCCAGGAGCCCATTCATTATTAGAAGCGTTCCAAACTAATGCTTGGCCATCACTTGGTGTTGCTGAAGCAATGTCTGATAATTGGTCTAGTGTTGAAGATTGGTCAAGTACTTTTCTCCAAGAATTGTCATGAGCATAATAAACACAAGCATCAGCAGTGACCTTCGCTAACATTCCGTCATATGTAGTAGGATTAGGAAGATCGGAATATTCATCAAACAAGAATGTAATCTTATTACTACCATCTGATGTTGGAGGAAAAGAGTTTAAAACATTATTGACAACTACCGTTAATTGGTCACCATCGCCTAATGCTGTGTATAACTCTGTAAAGTTATTATTAATTTTTGTAGCGCCGGCTCTAAGATTGTCACCTTGTCCATCATTTGGAAGAACCCCTACGTTAACTACTTGTTTTGTCATATCTTGCTCCTACCGCTCCTATGTTTGATCATATGTAATATTGTTATTGTCCATTGTAAGGTTAGTATTATCCCATTCTTTATCACTATCTGTAATAGTAATTGCATCGCCGGCATACTGTATTGCACCTTCATTTGGACCTTGGTTAATTCTTACAACTAGTTCACCTTCGTCATTTACATAATAAAATAAATTAGCATCGTCCCAACGGAACTGTTCGTAATTTAAATTCTTATATGTTAAGTTATGTGCAGAATCTCTACCTTCAAAAAATTCTCCGCCTTCGTCAAAGTCTGTATAGTTGTCTACTGGATCACCTTCTTTATTAATTTGAATAGTATCATTCAAACTTAATTGATCTAGTTTTCCTAAAAATAATTCACCGGCATCGGTTCTACGTAACCCATAAAAATATCTCTCTCCAAGATTATCTTCAATAGTTTCTGTAATACTCTGACCTGTGTACCATTGTGACATATTACACTATCTCCACAAAACTCATTACGCAGTCTAAACTGTCGTTAATATCTGATTCAACATATAATATGTTTGTTGAACCTAAAATAATTTTTTCACCACCATTTAAAACTTTTAATGTTGAATTAGGTGGAACTAATACATCTTTCAAGTAATAACCTACTACAGATGTATCGTCAGCAATTAATACACTAGCACTTACAACAGATGATGTTAAGTTTGCCAAACTTAATCCAATAACAGTTGCTCTTGCACTTGGTGGTGCTTCGTAAACTGGTACTCTTACTGTTCCTATACTTTTTTCTACTTTATTTTTAAAAAACGTTGCCATTTTATTATCCTATCGTAACTGCCATTTTAATTGCAATTTCTTCTGCATCTTGTGCTGATACAGCACCCGAACTACCTGCTACTGATACCCAAATTCCAGTAGGATCATAAATCTCAACCCTGTCGTCATCAGTATTAAATCTCATCATTCCTGTTTCTGGTGTTGGATGTCTGTTTGACAAATCACCTACTGGAATAACAAATCCGCCTGTACCTTCAATTTTAAAGTAACCTTGTCCGGTTTGGGCAAGTGTAGTAATTGCGCCGGGTACAGTATTAGTTATCGAATTTTGATTGAAACCAAAATTCTCTACAACAACTCGTCCTGTTCCGTTGGCTCTTAAATTAAGATCTGAGTTAGTTGTAACTGCTCTTACAGTATTTCCTTCAATTTCAATGTCGTCAACTGCTAGTTTAGCAACATTAAATCTAGTAGTATTTACATCTGCTACTAATTGTCCACCAGCATAAAAATATAAAGTATCGTCATCTGCGCCTGGAGTTGCTTCTGCTAAAATGTAAGTATCTTGGTCCACATCTCTTACACCATTTAGTGTAATCCATTGTCCATCATATCCTTCAAACACATCGGTATCAGTGTTATAACGTAACATACCAACTGTTGCACTACCTGGACGTTCTGCTGTTGTTCCTCTTGGAATTGTTAAACTACCAGTTGAGTTAATATCAACTCTTTCACTGCCTGGTTCTAAAATAATATCAGTATTTGCTGAAATAATATTTGTTTTAAATGCTAAGTCGTCAATTGTAATACTACCAGTACCGCTTGCACGTAATTCTAAATCTTGGTTTGTATTTGTTGTTTGAATAACATTAGTATTAATATTAATGTCATCAATTTGTGCTTCGCCAGCATATAAATCTTTCCAACTGTTTGTAATAGTACCTAATGTAAATGCGCCATCTTGACTTGGAACTAAGTTGCTTGAAATTCCTGCAACAATTTCAATACTATCAGTTGATTCGTCACCAAGTGTAATGTTTCCGCCAATAGTAACATCACCAGTTACATCAAGATTACCTGTAATATTAACATTGTCAGCAAAGTTAATAATACCATTAGATGAATCTAAGTTTAAATCTCCACTTAAACTTTCAACAGTGTTGCCACTTAATCTAATATCACCAGTTTGTACATTATCTCCATTGATAATTGTTGTTGACGACCCTGTACTAAATCTTACACTTTGTAAAGTGTCAATGTTAAAGTTTGCATTAGTAAAGTTTACAGTACCATCTGCTTGATTAACATGGAAAATATTTCCTACTCTAAAATCACCTTTGTGATCTACTGAACTATAATAAACTTGAGCACTATTTAATTCTGTAACTTCTTGACTTTGTATTACTGTTGTCGGATCGTTATCTACTTCTTTGCCGTTACCAATGTAAGCAAGGTTTTGTGAGATAAGATACATAACAACACCATTACCGTCGCCATATATTCCGTAATTACCATATACACACGCACTACCAATTGAACGAATTTCACAACCAAAGTCTGAAAAGTCTGCAAGTTCAATTGCTGTAGCATATGCACCACTACTAAATGATATTTCTTGTATTACTTGTGTCTCATCTTCAAATGTATTTGAACTGTCTGCACCGTTAAATCTTAAAAGTAAAACAGTATTAATATCGTTTGCAACTTCACCTAATGGTAAAACATAACTTCCTAATGTGTATCTAGCAGTAGAAGAAATTCTAACATCATCTATATAACCGCTAAACTCTTCTGCTGAACTATCATATCTTGCACCAATAACAATTGGCTTAGTACTTCCTAAATCTGAACCGAATGCATTATCACTGTCAACTCTAGTTCCGTTAACATAAAGATTGATTGTCGTTGCTGAACGTGTTACACTAATATGGTGCCATGTTTCGACTGCTAATGACCCGCTGTCTGATAATATTTCTGCGCCATTATAATAAACTTTAGTAACTCCGTTATCGGTATACAAATATAAGCCTGTATCTGTTCCTGTACCTGCTCTAAAGTCAACTAATCCTCGTATTCCTGTAAATCCGCCTATGTTAGCATAGAACCAACCTTCAATAGTAAATTGTCCAGTACCAAAGCCGAAATCTGTATCACTAGCAGTAGAAGCACTGTCGCCAGTACCGTCTAGCATTAAACTTCCGGTTCCAAATTTCTTAATCGTTGTATCGAGTTGAGCGTCACCGTTGGCTAAAATTGTTTTTCCTGTACGCTGATACTTTGTTTCTATGCCTGAAACATTTCCATTTAGATAAATGTAATTTCCGTCAACTTCATTTACAGTTGCACTTACAGTTGCTCCATTAGAATCAACATATTGAAATGTATTTCCAACAGCAGGAGTACCGACTAGTCCGCTTAACTTAGTTTTTGTACGACCTGTACCTTTTAATCCGTTAGCACCATTCTCACCAACCATTGCTTTATCAGCAAAGTATACAAAACTATTAAGCCATTCTACTCTTGCACCGTTGGTTGCTTGTAATCCAATACCACCTGGTGTAATAAATGTTACACTATGGAACAACATACTTGCTTCACGTGAATTAGCAGTTGCTTTTTCACCGTCAATTAATGCTCCTCGTCCAGCATCACCTTGATCAAACCCTCTTGGATCGCTTGCAGATGTTACACTGCCTTTTGTAATTACTGAAACATTTTTAATATAAGGTGATCTTGTTGTTACTTCAAAATTATTTGCAAAACTAAATGCCCAGCCTGTATTGTTTATATTATCGTAATAAAAATCAGCAACAGTCAAGTTCATTACACTTGATTCACCTTGTAACACAAACGCATTGTTGTTGTTTGTTCCTGCTGTTGGAACAATCTTAACCGATCTGATGCCTTCACCAATAATAGTTACGCCTGCTGGAACATTCAGTGGAAATATTTCTTCGTATTCTCCTGGATAAATGTGAATTGAATCGCCTGCGGTTGTTTGTGTTAATGCATGGCTAAGTGTAGCATAAGGATCTTGTGGGTGTTCTCCTAATCCTGTATCATTACCATTTTTTGCAACATAAAAGATATTGCCTGGAACTGCTGTAAGATCTAAATCTCCAATAGCAAGTCCTACAGTTGAGATACTTGTTGCTGTTAAATCATTAAAGTAACCATGCGACCATCTTTTAGTTGGAGAACCAATAGTATATGTATCGGTTATATCTGGAATTAAATCTGAAGCAATGTCGGCGTTAATAGTAATAGTATCTGTGTCATCATCACCAATAGTGATATCGCCGTCTGCCGTAATATTTCCAGTTGCGTGTAAGTTACCAGTAATATTTGTATCACCGATAAAGTTAACTGTACCAGTACCGTTTGGTCTAAATTCTAAATTTTGATTCGTTGCTGTTGCACGAATAGTATTTCCATCAATTTCAATATCATCTACATTTAGTTTATCTTGATAGATAACACTGTTTGGTGTAGAAATATTAAAAATGGGTTGGCTTGTAGATATTGTATTAGTAGCACCTTCTATAGTAATATTACCAATTGGTAATGTAGTGTCTAAAATATCTAATGTTTGAATTCTTGCTGTTCCGTTTACATCGAGAGCAGTCGCAGGTGAGTTAGTTTTAACTCCGATTCGGCTATTATTAACATCTAAGTACAATAAATCCGTTTCAAAAGCGAGATCTACTCCTTGGCGAAGTAAGTTTGCCTTTAAAAGCGGACCAGATATACGACCAACTGCCACTTTATTCTCCTATAAACGGGGATCCTGTCCCTCCAACCTAACTTTCATCCTTTCGGCTCTTTGCTGGTTGACCACAGTAATTCCTGCTACGGATTGGTCTTCCTTTGTAGCATTACTAGTATTTATATGTTTTTGGATATTAAGCGAGGATAATGTTCCAAAGGAAGTTCACATCTTCGGCGTATTCTTCAGTAACAGATTCTCCGCCACCTGCCGCTAAAACCCACTGTGTTCCGTTCCACGATTCTAGGAAACCTTTACCTACATCAGTATTAAATCGTGTGTGACCTTGCTCTGGATTTGTAGGACGTTGTGCTGTTGTTCCGTACGGAACAACTAGTCCTTTAGGTTGATCAAATTTTAAATAAGAATAAATGTCTGCTAACTGAAATGTAAACGCAGTATCAAGTGTATTTGTAATTGAATTGTCTTTAAATACAAGATCTTCTTGTCCAATTGCACCCAAACCATTTGATACAAACTGAATATCTGCATCAGGAGTAGCACTTGTAATAGTATTCCCATCAATACTTAAAGAATTTTGTGAATCAAGACGATTTGTTTCTAGTATTTGTCCAGTAAGCGTTGTGTTTCTATCTCCGCCTGTTACAAAAACAAACTGATTGTTACTTAAATCAAAATATGTATTTCTGTTTGTATCGTACACACCTGGAAAACTTACATTACCGCCACTATATCCTTCAAAAATGTTTAATTGTGTATTATATCGTAAATCGCCTACAGCATCAATTCGTTGTCCGCTATTACCTACTGGTAAAACTAAAGACTCTGTAGCATCTAAAGTTAATGTTCTTGTTGGTTCAAAAGTAATATCACTTGTATCTGTTGATATTACATTGTTTTTACTTTTAAGATCGTCAAACTTTACAGATCCAGTTGAGTTAGCACGTAATTCTAAATTTTCGTTTGTATTATTAACCTGTATGTAATTTTCATTAAAAGTAAAACTATCAATGCTTAATTTACTTAGGTATGTATTTTTCCAACGCTTGTAACTAGCCCCTAAATTATATGTATTTGTTTGATCAGGATATATGTCTTGATCAAAGGGTGTATTAAAATCAATAGTATCTGTTGCTTCATTTCCTAGAGTGACTAAACTTCCACCTAATGTTAAGTTTCCATTTAGTGTTAATTCACCCATTCTTGTATTTGTAAGTAAGTTGTGTACATTACTTGGACTTGCAAAATTAATTGGTCCGGCAATAGATTTAATTGTATTTGGTGTAACTATTCTTAGTGCACCAGTTTCTAATGTGTCACCTGTTATAAAAGTTGTGTTATTATTTGTATCTGTTACAGATAAACTTGAATATCCTGTTGCATCAACTACTTCCGCATCAATACTTGTTGTGCCATTAACTAAATCTACGTAAAAATTGTCTCCAACTTTAAAATTACCTAATTGGTCCTGTGATTGAAAATAAATTTTACCGTTATTAATTTTTACAACTTCGTTTGTTTCAATTGTAATTGTATTATCGTTAGTTACATCTTTGCCTACACCAATATATGCAAAATTGTGCGAAATAAGATATGCTAAACACTCGTCTCCGTCTGCAACAATACCGTAGTTACCATAAACACTTGCTGAACCAATTGAACGTAACTCTGCTCCTTTAATAAGAACACTGTCTGAACGCCATCTTCCTGGACCGTTTACTAGATAATATGAACGATTAGCAAAGTAAGTAAATGAGTTTAACCATTCAACCCTAACACCGTTTGTTAAAGTTATTGCGTCCACACCTGGAGTTATAAATGTTGCACTATGAAATAATATACTTGCTTCATTAGTGTCATGATCACAAACACTTCCGTCAAATAACCCACCTTTGCCTGCATCGCCGCTATCAAATCCTCTAGGATCACTAGCACTTGTAGCACTTCCATGTGTAATTACAGTTACATTTCTAATGTAGGGAGAACGTGATGTTACTCTCATGTCGCCTGCAAATCGAAAAGCATAACCTTTATCGTTTACATTGTCATAATAAAAATCTTTTATAGTTATATTTTCAACTGTAGTTTCGCCGTTTAATAAAAAACAGTCTTCACTTTGATTATCTGTTGTTGGTCGAATAACTACGTTACGTATATCTTGTCCTTTTACTGTAACACCCGCAGGAATTTCTAATGGAAACTGTTCTTCATAATCACCTGAATAGATATAAACAGTGTCGCCTGGTATTGATTGACGCAATGCTTCTTTTATAGATGCTAGAGGACCTTGAGGATTAGTTCCTCTTTTTAAATCATCACCATTAACTGCAACGAATCGAATTTGTCCAACGCTTTTAGTAACTTCAATACCGTCAATGGTTAAGTTTTCCGCATTGATTACATTATTAACAGTAATTTGATCTGAATTTATGTCGAATCGTTTTAGATTAGTACCTATGTCAAAGTTATTATCAATATCAGGAATTAAATTAGAATCAATGTCGCCTTCAAATGCTACATTGTCTTCTGGTCCGTCACCGCCAATAAGAATATTACCATCAAATGTAATATTACCAGTAGCATGAACACTGCCGTCAACATTAACTGTTTTACCAGCGGTAATAATTTCATTAGTTCCTACTCCGCTAGGAACAATATTAATGTCACCATTTGTAACCCAGGATCCGATATAATTATCGTTAATTTCAATAGTATCAGTTCTTATACCAGGAGTATCAACACTAGTACCTGCATGATTAATATTAATATTTCCCGATAACGTTTCAATACCGTTAGGGCCAAATGTTAAATTACCAATATTAAGACTATCAGTAATTTCTAAATCTCGAGGACTTACTAAATTGTCAGTACGTGCTCTTAGTGTACCGTCAATTGTTAAGTTACGAGAGCGTGTAGTAGTATTAATACCAATCTTGCCATCAGTATGCCCGATGTAAAGCAAGTCAGTTTCAACTGCTAAATCTGTTTCTCGTAGTAGGTTTCTGCTTAGTAGCGGTCCTGATATTTTACCTAGAGACATATGTACCCTCCATACAAGTATTTATTGGATTACTTGTCGAAGTTATGTATGACTGTTACTGATTTACCGCTTGGTACTGGTGAAAGGAACTTAATATACCATCCGTCAGCATATGGTGCATTAGGTCCTGTTAAGTTTCCGCTAACACTTTGTTCTAATGTATAGTTTGTTGTGGAAATTTGTAGAACGTTCTCTACAAGAACTAGCACACTCTGTGCTGTTTGTGGAACTGGATATGACGTATCGTTTGCGTTTAATGCTCCAAACACAGTTTCAACACCGTCGCCTGTTCCTAAATCTTGTTGATGAATTGGTGTAGGCTCTTTAAGTCTAATTTCTTTCCAAACACCGTTATCGTAAAATTCAACACTGTTGTTGTCAGTGTTAAATCTCATCATACCTAACTGAGGAGCATTTGGTCTTTGTGCGTCAGACCCGAAAGGAACTTGCATTGCACTGTTAGATCTCATTTCAAACACACCAGTACTATCGTTATAAAACATTCCAGCGCCTGTTTGGAAAGATCTTTTACTTGTAGTTTGAGATTTTAGAAATTTCATTACACTTCCAAATAACTTACTGTTGCAGATAAGTTATAGGGTGCAGTTCCTTCTAATATAATTCTATCGCCTGCATCTAAAACCATCTTTTCTGTATCAAATGTAAAACTATCTGATCCAGCAACTGTTACTGCACTAGCAATTTTAGTTTGTGCGCCAACTGTGATTGATCCGTTAGCGGCGTTTGCTGGTACAAAGTATAAATCAAAATTTGCATCATTTGCGCCTGTGTTATCAGCCGCGGCCGAGTTGCATACAACCAATGATAAGATTGCGTATTGTTTATCGGCAGGAACAGTTAAGATTGCTTGCTGTGTACCGTCAATTAAAATGTTTGCTATTGCCATCGTAGTATTTATCCTTACAGTAGATACCCAAATAATAGGGCTCTTTTCCTACTAATTAATTCGTCATTTGTATTATTTGTATTTACAAAATATAGTCCAGTATTACCAGTTCCTTCTGATTTTGCATAAATCTTAACACCATCATTTGGTGACGCTGGATCAATAATTGGATCATCTGTACCAGGAGTTTCTGTAATTTGTAATACATCATTAATTTTAACTGTACCTGTGCCTGGTGCATCTAAAACAAGATCACCGTTACTTACAGTTCCTGAAATCTTTTGTCCTTCAATACGTACATCATTTAACTCAATTCTATCTGGATAGTAAGTAGCAATAACAGTACTGTCTATTATAAAGTCTGCTCTGCTTTCTAATGAACCATCTGTGGCATCAGTTACTTCAACTAGTGTGTTACCATCGTTAATTCTTCTAATTTGTAAATCGTCTAGTGTGTTAGTAACTAAGTCGTCGACATATCTTTTATTAGTAAGGTGTCCTTCGTCTGTTGTATTAAGAGCATACTGTCCTGAATCACCTACAACAAATACAGGATTATCCGAAGTGTCTATATAAAGACTACTTCCGCCTGTTTGTATGCTAGGTGCTCTTATTCCTAAATACTCGCCGTTTGTTTTTACAAATTTAAAAACACCAAATGTTTGAACAGCAGGAGCATTTGGATTAATGTATTCTAAATTTTCGTCAAAAAGTAATTGTGCGTCATCTTCAGAACCTCTATCAATTTGAATTCCCGAAGTTCCTTCACCAACTCCTGCGCCTACTTCACCTTTATTTAAAACAATAATATTGTCTTCAACTTCTAAATTAGTTGTATTTACAGTTGTAGTTTCACCTTCAATAGTTAAGTTACCAGTAATTCGTACTTCACCCACGCCTGCGCCTGTGTCAAGTCGGATAGTTCCGTTACTTTGAACTTTTACTGTATAATCACCATTGGGTACACTTACAAATTTTGACATATTAAATCCTTAATAAAGTGGGGGATTGCTCCCCCACATAATTACCTACCTTAGTCTGCTGGATCGTCTGACTCAAAGTCATCAGCATCTGGTGCGCCATCAACGTTGTCGATAACAGCATCATCACCTGCTTCTTCCATTTGAACAGTAGCACCTGTACCAGTGAAGTCCCATTTGATCTTATTGCCTGTTCCTTCAAGTTGTGCTAGGTGTGCAGTAATCTTAGTTACTTGCTTTGGAGTTGCTCCGTCTAAGACTGTAATAGTCATTTCGTCTGCTAATACATCTGCAGAGTCTTTATTAACTAAGAAACAATCTCTTGTTGCTGTACCGTCTGTGCAACGGAATTTTTTACTTCCAAGTTGCTTAACAATCCAGCCGTTTACTGATCCAGTTCCGTTGTGAAACTGTACTTTAATTTCGTCGCCGCCTGCTGTAGGTGGGCCAAAATATCTTTTGTTTAGTGGTCTTCCCATTTGTTTTCTCCTATAATAGTAGTCCTATGCGAGTTCTAGTCGCTACGCTGTGGGTACAGCATAAGTCCGCCACACTATGCGGCTCGCTATCTGACACAAGTATTTATCTAATTGTTGTAATTGGTGATTTATTTTTGCGTACAGTTAAATTTATAAAATTTCTTATAAAGTCAAAACGTGTAGCAAGTAGTCCGAATAATTCAGCGTTAAGGCCCTCTTGCACAAGCGTATACGAACTTTTTCCTATATCTGAATAGTAACGCACACTTATTCCATACTCAGGAAAAACACCTGTAACAAACAAACAACTATCACCTAGGTCTTTTGCTGTGTAATTATATGGACGTTTAAGTTTTAAAAATTCTTGTGCAAATGTAGTCTGTGGAAGAAAATTTGGCTTGTCTATTTTATCTGCAAGAAGCATTACTACATAGGCTTCGATTTCTACGGGAAGTTCGTAACCTGTAGTTGACTGTGTATCTTTGACCAAGTCGTAAAAGGCCGTTGTGTATTCGTCCTTCATACAAATATTTAGTCATTAAAAAAGGTTTATCCAGTCTCCCGAATAAACCTCTTTTAGGCATAAGCAAAATAGGTAGGACTTGGTTACACCTACAAGCACGGACCGGAATACCATTCCTAAACCGCACAACCTAACCCCGCTAGTGACTGCGATGTGAGCCTGCCTATTTCTAGTACAAACCCTGGGTACTACCCCTGGCTAGTCAAGTTCGACCCTTCTGGTAAAGGCCTCTTCCTTGCACTATATACATCGGACCGCTAAATCCTTTGTAACTTATAGTATATAATATAACAAATCTTTGTGAAAAAAGCAATGGTTAGGTTAACCAAAATAGATATTTTGAATAGTCAATAAAAAAGGGCGACATAAAGCCGCCCTTTTCTGTGTTTCTATTAATTCTAAGAATTAACTGAATGTAACACCTGTTACTGATACACGTGACAAGTAGTCTGCCGCATTACCTAGAGATGATGCAGTGTTGTTTAACTCTACATAACCATATCTAGTCATGAAACTTACTACTGGTTCAAATGTAGTTGGATCTAACACAACACCTGAAGACATTAGCGGGATGTATGGGCAATAGAATGCCGCCGCATCTGATTCTGATGAGCCTTTGTATCCAACAAGTACATCTGTTGTATCTGAAGCATAAGCGTCTACGTAGATTTTCATCGCACCGTTAAGTGTACCAACTAATTTAGTGTTAGTTGGAGCATCAAAAGTACCTTCAGTTGTTCTTGCGAACGCTGAAGTTGTAGCAGACTGAAGTACAGTTAACGTATGCGGTGAAACCACTGCAAAGTTACCTGCGCCGCGTCTTGTACGCTGTGCAATCTTGTTAGCCGCTCTGTTAATCATAACAGCAAGAGCCGCGTGTTCGTCACCGACGAATGTTGCAGTTCCTGATACAGCAGTTTGATCATACTGTACGTCTGATTCAGCCGCACCAGCCAAGTTACGTAATGAAGCAAGAACTTCTTGATCGATTTCAGCAGTAATTTCTTGTGCTAAAGCCGCCATAATTTCTGCTTCCACGTCAATGCCTTGCTGTGCTTGTGCGTCTTGTGCAGACTCAAAAGTCCAACGTGCTGACAATTTACGTGTTTTCGCTTCAACTGTTTGCTTTAAGATTTGAATTGACATACGCTTACCTGCAGTACCTTCAAGTGCCGCTGTTGCGTCTGCCTTATCAGTTGTAGCATTACCTGAATATCCAAGTGCTAACTTGAATGGTGATAATGCTTCCTCACCTGCTGTGGCGTCATCAAATGTATCTGAATAACGTACACGTAAAGTGTGGATTTGCCCTACTGGGCCAGTCATTGGTTGAACACCTACGATTTCGTTTGCGATAACCGTTGGCATAACCCTTCTAATTACTGGTAGGATAACTCTGTTTAAAGTAGCAACATTCCCGGCTGAAGTGGCACCTGCTGTTGCTGACTCTGAAAGATACTTTTTAGTATTTTCAAGAGTAGCATTCATTACAGATTTTTTAGTGCCTTGTAGGCCTTCAAGTAATGCGCTCTTAGTTTCCTGCCATCTACTTTCTAATAGTTCTGACATTTTTTTCTCCTTTAATTTAATCCTGCAAGACGTCTAATGTCTACAACATTGTCTGAAGTTGCAGAATTGCTTGCGCTACTAACGTTAGTTTCTTTATTGCCTGTTACTTCTTTTGCCTCTGTGAGCGTTGCCTTACGCTTCGCTGGAGTGTTACCGTCAATAACTGATGGTAGATACTTGTCAAACTGCTTTTGAATATTTTCAGTTCTAACAGACTCCAGTAAGTCTAACATTATTTCTTTCTGATCGTTGCTCAACGGAGCAGTTAATTCAGAAATAATTTCTTTTCTTTTTGCAGAATCTTGTGCTGATTTAATTTCAGCATCTTTTGATTCGACTAATTTAGCCTTTTCACTAACAGTTGCTTTCGCTTCTGCTAACTGTTTATCTTTCAACTCAACTACTTTCATCAATTTAGCAGTTTCTGATTTCTCATTCAAATATGAATGTGAATACTCGTCTGCGAATGTTTCAAATAGTTTACGTCCAAAGTCATTTCTACGTGCCGCATCAATATCTTCCTTAAGTGAAGTAATCTCTTTCGAAAGTGTTTTTGCAACAGTGTTTTCAACAACTTTAGCGCCTTTCTTAATGAAAGACTCTTTAACAGTTTGTAAGTGCTTTTTAGCCTCACGAATTAATCGAACTTTTGTTTCTGCAAGGTCTTTTTTGTCTTCATGGAACTCTGCAATTTCTTTTGCTAAAGCCTCTACAACGAATTCTTCTAGTTTACCAAATTTCTCTGACATAACTTTTTGATCTTCGTGTAGTTCCGAGACTTCTTTACCAAGTTGAGAAACTACAAAGTTTTTAAGTAAGTCTGCGTTTTCACGCATTGCTACATGGTACTTTGCTCTTGCTTCAGCAAGTTGTTTCCTATCGTCTGCAAATTCCGTAATCTCTTCGGCCAGTTTATCATCAAGCATTTTTTCAACTGCTTCAATCATAACTGATTTGTCATGCTCATACTTTTGAGCAAACTCTTCTCGAAGTTCGGATGTTACTTGCATACGGTTTTCTTGAATCTTGGTATCCCAAGCCTCTTGGATGTCGGCTTTAATTTCTTCTGAAATAGCGTTATTCTCAAAAAGTGATTTCAGTGCTTCCAACATCTTGTTCTCCTTATTTTAATCCTTTGATGATGTTTACTAAGGACTCTTTTAAATATTTCTGTGCCTTTGTGTCATTTTGAACTTCGCGAGCCAAGTTAAGTGCCTGATACCCACCGCGGGCATTCATCAAATGCTCATAAATTGGTGTCGGATATGCACCAGGAGCAGATGGTTGAGCAACAATATCAACAGTAATAATCTCGAAATCACTTACATTGTTGTCTTCGTTAACGTTACCACTTCCCCTAGATGAGACTCCTAGTTTAACTCCGCTTTCTAGCATTGTTTTAACTAGTTGTCCCATTGGGGTTGGTAAAATTTTCATTTTTCCGTAACCGTTTGGTCCATCCATCCACATTTCTGTGATCATATGGCTTACACGATCTAAGTTAATGTTTAGACCTTCTGGATGATCAACTTCTCCGAGAACTGAATATCCTCCCGATATTTGATCGTTGAGAGTGTTGACAGCCCTACCGATTTCACTTACAGGATACACACGCTGGTTAGCGTTGCGTACACCGCCTTGGATACAAATACCTTTTAAATGAAGGTCTTTGCCGCCATTTTCAGTGTCGGTGGTCTCCAGGACGATCTTTGCCTGGTCGAATGTCAAGTTCTCTCGTAAGTTTAGCATCTAATAAAGTCCTTACAATTAAGAGCCGATGATTGATTTATCGTCGACACTTCCTTCGCCTGCGCCTTTTTTCTCAGCGCCGTGGCCTTTGGCATTTGATAATGACTTAGAAGCCTTACCGCCTGGAACATTTACGTTACCTGCGTTTTCTTCTTTAGGAGCACTAGCACCAGTTCCGCCTTTTTCTTCTGCTGAACCTTTTGCAATATTTGCAGTAGTACCGCCCATGTCATTTTTGCCAGCAACTGGAGACTTAGACTTATCAGCGTTATTGCTAGGTGCAGAAACTTTTTCTACATACTCGCGCATCTGTTCAGCCTGTGATTTTTGTCCTTCGAATGCTGGTTGGTTATCAATACCAAGTTCTGGAGCAAATTGCTCCTCTTCTGGCTCTTCTTCACCTTCTTCGTCGCCCATGTCCATTTCAGCGTCGTCGCCTTCGCCTTCATCTTCATCGCCGTCATTTCCGCCGTCCATCATTTTTTCAAATTCGGCTTTAAGGTCATCTAGAGCATCTTCTAAGTCAACTACACGGTCTTCAATTTCTTCTTCACCGTCTTCGTCGCCTTCATCACCGCCTTCAATATCAGCCATCATGTCATCAGTAGCATCGCCACCCATGTCATCTTCTGCTTCTGGGGTAATTTCGTCAAAATTCTCATCAACTTCTTCATCATCTGAAGATTCGTCAACTTCTTTATCATCTGAAGATTCGTCAACTTCTTTATCATCTGAAGATTCGTCTACTTTGTCGTCTTCTGCATCATCATCTTTTGATGCTTCATCAACTTCTTCGTCGTCTTTTGATGATTCGTCAACTTCTTTGTCTTCGATTTCTTCTAGTTCATTCTCTAAAAGATTTTCATAAATTGTTCTTGATTTTTCTACAACGATTTCATGAAAAAGGTCTTCTGCACCTTTTTTGTCCTCGTTCACTAATTTTTCGAGCATTTCCTCGAATTTATTACGATCTGCCATTTCAAATCCTCCTATAAGTTTAAATATGGTAAGGCTGTCAGTAATATTTACATATTATTGGAAATATACGTGGAAAATAGGCTCAAAACGAATCGTTTTGGAACCCGAGTGTGATTATTTAAATCTTTTAACAAATTCATCAACTGTTATGTGTGATAAATTTGAAAAGTTTTTTAAACTTTTTGGGACGAAGATATCGTCTTCAGCAACTACTCTTATATATCTCTTTTTACTATTTCTTTGCAAAATAATACCAACTTGACGTTCCCAGTTACCATAATACGTTGCTGGGTCTGCTTTTCTTTTGTAATTAAATGTGCCTGCATATATGTTGTTTACACGATCACTAACATCGCCTCTGCCTGTAGTTCCCTTAAAATCAAACCCTATAATATAGATATTTTCATTCCCGTGTTCTGTTGCTAAATCTAGTGCTGTAGGTCCAGAACTCCATCCTTTTGACGGATTCATAATATTCAATTTGGCAATATCTTTAAAGGTTTTATTATGATTGGTGTATACGTTATGCTTCAGATGCCAGTTAGTTTTCACTATTTCTAGAACCATTTTAGCGTCAACTGCTACTAGATAATCTGGTTCATACTCTCGATATAAAGCGTTACAGCCGTATACTTTGCCGTATTGTTTTAATGGTTCTAATGGAATTGTTTGTCTGCTTGTGCCGTTACCTAGAACGAATGCTGTGGACATCTACCTATGCTCCCCAACTTAAACTTCAGGTTGAGATGCAATACCGTACATTTGTCTTACAAAATGTAATTCTTTTTGTTTTTCTTCATTATGATATTCGCTTGCTCTACGTGCTTTATTAATTTGCTTTAGTGTAAGTCTTGTTTTGCGAGTATCATCTCTTTGTACAATGGATTCGTCATCAGCCGGATCGTACGACTTATCTTCGTTCGGTTCCATAGTTTCTTTGTCAAAGTAAAAAAATTCACGTAGTATCATAAAAGTATTTATCCTATTATGCTGTAGGCACTGGTTCTGCGCCGCCGCCTGTTGCAGTATCTGGTGGTGTCGCCGCGCCGCCGTCTGTTGGTGCTGGTTCTGCATTTGGATCAATGTCTTCCCCTGCTCCCATATCTGCTCCCATTCCTGCACCACTAATACCAACATCTCGCATTTCTGCACTTGCATCTGTTGGTAACGGTGTTAGATTTTCATCATTTTCTTCACGCCACATACGTTCGTTTTCTGCAACTTCTTCATCGTTCATTCCTAAGAAACGTTTCATTGCAAACCTATTTGATAAGAACGGAACTGCTTGAACTTGTGTAAATGTTGGAATACGTACATTATCAAGTTCTGATTGTCTGTATGAAGCAAAGTTCATTGGCTCTTGGAATTCAATATCAAACATTGAAATGTCAATATTCATACCTTTTTCTAATAGGTAACGTTTAAACTCCTCATTAAACTGTGATACAACTAAATTTTGTAAACGTTCGCAATACTTATTAAAACGTAATTCTTGAATATATGCTGTGCCAACTCTACCGTCATTGTATTGACTCTGTCCTTCGTCTTGTGCCGCTGTTGGCAAGTAACTACTTGGAATACGCAAACCTCTAATAAGTTTGTTAGTAAAATATTTTAAGTCGTCAATTTCACCTAAGTTAGTACCACCTGGTAATGTTTCAACTTTAGATCCACGTCCTTCTGCTGTTTGCGGGAAGAAGTAATCTTCGTTTGTTGACAATGGATTATATGCACTATCAATTACACTTGTTGAGCCGCCTGTGCTACTTGGAATACGTCTTTGATGAATTTCTGTTTTAACACGCTCAACAAATTGCATTGCCAAGTGCGATGGCATATTACCTACATCAATGTAAAATACTCTACGCTCTGGTGCTCGTTGTGTTCTGTAAATAATAATAGCATCTTCGAGTAATTCTTTTTGTTTATAAACTTTAAAGATTGATTCTAATAATGAATTACCAAATGGATAGTTGTTATCTAATCCTTCTGATAGCGACAAGTGGACAACGTGTTCTGCATCAATAGCATATTCTTGTTGTCCTGTTTGAAATCTACTTCCACCTTGTGATGTTCCAGTATTACCTACCATTCCTTGTGCGCCGCCTGCTTGATAACCTGTCGCAGGTTGTGAAGCACCGCCGCCTGTTACATTACCTGATGTAACATACGGGTCTGTAATAATTTGATCACGGAAATTAAAATTAATATCTTTTATAATATATTGTTCAGGCTTTTTACCTTCGCTTTCGTTTACAATAATACGTGAAACTTTTGCAGGATCTACGTGATACCATTTTTTAGTTTCTGGATCTCTAATGAAAAAGGAATCTCCGTATTTGAATACATTACGTAAAATACGAAACATTTTTGTATCAAAGTTTTGCAGTTTACTCCATTGTAATAGGTACTGCTGTAAAATTTTAATTTCTGAACTGGTGCCAGGCTTGTTAAATTTTAAAGCAAAATTAGTTCCGTTTGTAGGATTTTGATGAGAGCAAAACTCTCCTAAGATATCTAGTGCCGCATTAACTTCTGAATCGTTATCCATTACATTATATTGACCATAACGTTCAACGCGGTTTGGTGAACCTACATACACATCTGGAAGATAACTTGAATAGTTTGATCGTGCCGGTCCTGGCTCCATACCGCCTCGTCCACTAAATGGACTTAATGAACCTGAATTATTATCTCCTGTTGGTACATTTGTAAAATATCTTTTCCAACTCATATCTTTTTATCCTACGCCCTTCAATAAGTTACCTTGTAACCCTCTTGTTGCATTAACTTGGGCTCTAAGTAATTTGTTTTGTTCTTTTAATAAATCTATCATGGCTAATGCTGTACTGTTATTTAATCCATCTGAACTACTACCAGCATTAGAAGTGGTTGATGCTGATGCTGTTGTTGTACTATATGATTTTGGTTCTGGTTTATCAGTCAATGCTACATCAGTATCTTCTCTTTTTGGTACTGTAGAATTAAACGGTGAATCTGCAGGTACTGGGGTTTTGATTCCTGTTTCTCTTTCTTTTGCGTCAGCAATTTTGGCTTCTGCTTCATCTTCGTCATCGTCACTGCTAAACCAATTAAACGGATTAAGCATTTTAATTTTATCATAAATCCAAGAAACAGTATCGCCTACCCAGCCAAACATAGTCATAAATGTATCGTAAATGAACATAATTGGAGTCTTTACCTTATCCCATATCCAACCAAATGTATCTCCAATCCATCCAAACATTGTCATAAATGTTGACGTATAAAAATTAATAACCGGTTGTATGAAATCCCAAAGTGCGCCTACCTTTTCAGATATCCAACCAAATAGTGTTCCTAATGTATCTGAAAAGAATTGCATTGTAGGACCTACTAGATCCCATAACATTGCCGCTTTGTCACCAATCCAAGAAAATACTCCCGATAGTGCGTCCCAGGCTCCGCCGATCCATCCTTTAATCGTTTCCCATCCAAAGATTGCCAGCAATGCCGCACCGATTGCAAGGAATGGAGCCGCGATCGGTGCTGTAATAAGAGTTAGTATACCTGCACCTAATCCAATTAAAATAGTATCAAGATTACTTACAATCGCATTCCAAATACCAGAACCAATGTTGCTTACTAAAGAATTAAATGCTGTTCCAATAGCAGGACTAATTTTTTTATCCCAAACACTGCTGACAAAATTCATAATCTTATCCATTATGCCGTCACCTTCGGCCGCTGAATCCCATTCTTCTTTAAGGAATGTAACCGTATCTTTTGCCCAATTAATAAGTCCTGTTGTAAATTCTTCAATCTTACTAACACCGCTTTCACCTTTATCAGTAAACCAACTAGTAAATTTTCCAACATTGTCAACTAGCATATCAAACAATCCGCTTTCAACAAACACTTCCATTAGTTTTGCTCTTGCGCCAGCAATAGCATTTTCAAAGTTTGCGATAGCCGATGTACCTTTGTTACGCTTATTTTGTTCCTTTTCAATTTCTTTAAAGTTCATGTTGTTTACTTTACCAGACATTTTTCTATAATCTGAAATTCCACTTAGTAAACCATCAAACCCTTCTTTGCCCATCAACGCCTGAATTGCGGCTGGATCCATATCTTTAAGCATTGATTCAATTTGAGGACCAAATGCGGCCATTTTCTTCATGTATTCTTCTTGACCGATAGCACCATCACCCATTTGTTTTTGGAGTTCAGCAAAACCTGGAATAGTTGATGCAAGTTTTTGTGCTAGAGGAGTTTGAGCAACACCGTCTGCCATATCTTTAATAGCACCTGCAAAACCTGGTAATTCAGATTCAACAAATGCTAAGTTGTTTTCAAAGTTTTTAAGATTTTCACCTTCTAATCTCATTTTTAATGCAAGTACGTTTGCTTCAGCATTTTGTTGTTTTAATAATGCTTCTGCTTCTTTTCGTGATTTACCTGTTACTTTAGCAAGTCGATCAATCTGCATTAAATAATCTTCAGATCCTTTGCGTAATTGTGCATCACTCATGCCTTGCAGTCTACCTTGACGTGCTTGCATTTCCATGTATTCAGCAGTATGTTGATTAAGTTGCTCCATGGTAAATCCCATTCCCATAAAGTCTTGTCTGCTATTTCTAATATCTTTTGCTAATTGACCAAAACGTTTTGCACCTTCAGTAGTTGTGCCACCAAGTAACATCATCTTGTCAGCATTATTACCAACCATCTCAGCAAACGCATCTAGACCTAGTCCTGCTTGTGATGCCGCCATATTCATTTCAACTACGTTGTTACCAAAACTTGCGCCTACATCACTTAAATCTCTAAAAGTATCTACATTTCCTTCAATAAATCCTGTTAGTCCGCCGAGTGCATTTCCAATAAGTGGAACGTGCTGAGCAAAGTCGCTCATTCTGTTGCCGCCGGAGATGAATTCCATTCCTAATGCGCCAGCAGAACTTACAAGACCCATCAAGCCTTTAGTTAACAATCCAGTCGCACTGCTAAGTCCCTTACCAAAGTTGTCTAATAATGTTGTAGTGTTTGAAATATTCTCACCAAAATCTCCTAATTTAGGAGAAAGGCCAGTTAATACTTTACTAATGCCGCCAGGACCGCCGGCTCCACCAGCACCGCCTCCGCCACCGGCTCCACCACCTCCGCCTTTTTTAAGGGCGCGAAGTATCTCTTTAAGAGTAGAGTCCTCAGCCGCGTTTTGTGCAACTACGTTACCAAATCCAGGAATATCAACTGTTACTGCCATTATTATATGCTCACTTTATCAGACACTATAAATACTTGTGCTATATACTATTTAGCAGGAGATAAAAATGGCAGAAAATAATGAAATTGGTAGTTCTATTCAGTCGGGAATTTCAACAGAACTTCCTAAAGGACCTATCAATGCTAACCCGTTAGCAAAACATTTTAGACAGCCTAAAATTTATATTAGATTACCATCTGGTGGCAAATACTGGAAACGTGGTTCTTTAGAAGTTACTGAAAGCGGAGAATATCCTGTTTATTCAATGACTGCTAAGGACGAACTAGTTTTAAAGACTCCAGATGCTTTAATGAACGGTGAATCAACAGCAACAATGATGTCTAGTTGTATTCCCCATATTAAAAATGCTTTTGATTGCCCTAGTATTGATCTTGATACAATTTTAGTTGCTATTAGAATTGCAACGTTTGGCGAAAGACTGACTATAACATCAAAAGTTCCAAATACCGAACTCACTAAAGACTTTGATATTAATCTAGTTGAATTATTAGATCGACTTCAACAGCGCGAGTATCCGGAAAAGTTTACTATTGATGATTTTACATTTACAATGGAACCTACAACATATAAGTTGTTTACTGATATGTCGTTATTAAGATTTGAAGAACAACGTAAGTTACAACAAATTCAAGGTAATGATAAAATGGATGATAAAGAGAAATTAAAATTGTTTAATGCATCTTTTTCAAAACTTACTAATATTGCAGTTGACTTAGTAATTTCACAAATTAAAAGTGTTCAGTATCTTAGTGATCAGCCTGTTACAGATAAGTCCCATATTAAAGACTTTTTTGAAAACGTTGAAGGAACATTGTACGAAAGAATCCAAAAGTACATCGAAGAATTAAAAGAGGAATTTACTATTCCAGACTTTGATGTAACTGCTACCCCAGAAGAAATCGAGGCAGGTGCACCTGAAACTTATAAAGTTCCAGTGTCATTTGATCAATCAAATTTTTTCGCACGTCAATTGTAAGCCAGCCTCTTGACGAAATCCTTCGTAGAACTGAAGCATTAGAAAACGAACAACGGCAAATTAAATACGATATGCTTAAAATTGTATGGTATATGCGAGGTGGTGTATCGTTAACAGAAGCCTATGATATGGGTCCAGAGGATCGTAAAATTATAGGTAAGATTGTTGAAGAAAATTTAGAAACTACTAAAACTTCTAAACTACCATTCTTTTAAAATAAAAAGTTTGTTAAAATAAAATAGGGCTCGAAAGGCCCTATTTTTTTATCTGAATCGTTCGCCAGGTCGTGTAGTTCTTGCTGGTGCCGCTGGAGTTGCTCCTGCCGCCGCTTTACTTGTCATTGTTTTTGTAACTTGTGCTTGTTTAGTTCCTGCTTTAACACCTGGTGCTGTTAATTGATCTTTTACAAGTTTAGCAACATTTGCTTTTGTAATTTCTTTAGCAAGTTCTTCAAGGTCTGGTCTACCTAATCCTTTTGTATCAGCACTTGCTGATTTACCAGTTGCCATGTTTACCCATGATTGACCTAACCAAATATGATCTTGTCCGTTTGTTTGTCTAACAAGTCCAATATTTTTACCGTCTCTATTTGCTTCAATGGCTCCGTCTACTGCTGGATTTTTAGGATCAACTAGTTTAGCATCACCTTTAACCCATTTAGCAATTTCTTCATCACTTGCACGTCTTTCGCCTGCTGATGCGCCTGCATTGCCTGCTGATGCGCCTGCACTACCACTTGCACCCTGACCACCGCTTGTTGACGCTGTATCAGCGTTAGAACCGCCATCTGCTTGTGTTGTATTAGTTCCTGCATCACCTTTAGCGTCACCACCTGTTCCACTAGCGCCACCTGTTCCACTAGCGCCACCTGTTCCACTAGCGCCACCTTTAGCGTCACCACCTGTTCCACCAGTTTCGCTATCTGCTGTTTTTCCTGCACTAGCGGCTGGTGCTGGTAAATCTACTTTTTGTTCTTGACCAATTGATTTAATATCATCTGAGGATAGACCTGCATCTGCTAGTATGTTTGCAATACTACCTGCATCAGTAGGCTCTCCCATTTTTTTCCATGACTTGTTTAGTTTGTTAGCAGTAACTTTGTTTCCAATGTCTTTAGCGGCTTGTTTAACTCCGCCAACAGCGGCTCCTGCCGCACCTTTAACTGCTCCACCAACTGCACTTGCCGCTTTGCCTAATCCGCGTTTCATCTTTGCGCCAAGCGAGTTTGGATTGTCTAATGGTAATTCGCCTTGTGCTGGATCTGCTTCAGCAATGTATTGATCTAATAGGTACTTGTAAGTAGTTTCGTAGTCAACTGATTCTGCTTTTGCTTCGCCACCGCCTTTAAGATCTAATTCAAGTTGTTCTTTTTCTTTAGGATCAATTGGTTTGATCTTGTGCATTTCTTTATTGCTGTCATCAACTGTAGCAAGAGCACCTTGTGCCGCCGCACCAATTGCGCCGCCTGCACCGCTTACTACTTTAATTGCTTCGTCAGCATTGTCAAGCACAGCAAGAGCCGCATCAATTTGATCACCTGTTAGTGCATCTTTTGGAATTTCTGCTATAGTTTTTGCAAGTGCAGTTAGGTCTGCGTTTGCTTGTTGTGTTGTTGATAAAAATCCGTGCAACTTACCTGCCGCTTCGTAATATTCAGGACTAAAAACTTTTGCATTTGCCGCCGCATCTGATAGTGCTTTATATTGTGCAACTTGATCAGCAGTCATAGTTAAATCATAATTGTAATTAAATGCATTAATGTTGCCTGACATTTTTAAGTTTTGTGCACCATCTAATACACCTGCATCAAACCCAGCATCAGCCGCCGCACCATCTACTGCCGCATTGAAGTTGGCTTTTTGGAATCCGTCCATCATAGCATCTGCTTCTGCTTCACTACCCATTGCAATGTTATCAACCATGTTGTCAGTTAAGCCTTGGATTGCCAAACCAGCAAGAGCACCATATGCCGCTGTTTTAACTGACTTACCAACTGCTGTTGAAAGTTTTTCACCTTGTAATAAATCTTTTGAAGCACGTAGTATTAAACCTGCGGCCGCACCACCTACTGGACCACCGGCAAATGCCGCAATCGCTGTTAAGATACCAACTGCTAAACTTGCTTTGCCTGGATTTTCTTTTGCCCAATCACTTACTTTTTGTATGCCTTGTACAATTTTACTGTCTTTGTTGTTTGCTGTAATTTGTTTTTTAAGATCTTCAAACTTAGCATCAGCGTTTTTAATAGGACCTGCATTTTGTGCCATGCGTCCAAGTTCATTAATTTTAGCATCAACCTTTTTAGCAATGTCCACAGGAAGTTTAGCGGCCGCCGCAACACCAGCGCCTACTTTGCCTGCTATTGTTTTATTATCTCCACCAGCCATTGCACGTTGTTCAGCACCTTGAAAAATAGCATTAATTTGATCAGCAGTTAGTTCTGCTTCTGCAAGTTTAACGTATTCTTCAAGTAGGGGCCAAAGTTCGCGTTCCCATCTATTAAGATAAATCTTTTGAGTTTCAGTTAGTGTTTGATATGAACTTTCAGTTAATATCTGTGCTGTTCTATTGTTAGGTTTGTTAATTTCGTTTAAATTCATTATATCATACTCGCTAATCGTTTTTTATCTGCATCATTTAACAAATCTAATTGAGACTGTATACTTGCTGGAATTTCACTTGCTGGACCTGCCGCACTACCGTTTGCTGTTGGAGGTGCTTTACCATCAGGTGCTGTTGAACTACCTGTATCTGTTGATGCTCCAGTTGTTCCGCCTTTTGCACCTTGTTGTGCGCCAGCACCTGGTGCAGGTGAATCGCCAGTGCCAGTTGGAGCAGGTGTTGCACCACCTCCAACTTTTTTAGAATCTTGTACAACTTTTAATAGGATTTTGTCTAGCATGGCCTTGTTTAGTTGTCCTGTGCCAACATTGTTGTCAACAGCCTGTTCAGGATATTTTTTGCTTTTAAGCCAAGCACTAAGATCAGTAGCATCAAACTTGCTAATATTTTGTCCTGTTTGACCCATGTAGTTTTGGAATTCTCCACGAAGTTTATTTGCTTCGTCACCGGTATCAACTTGACCTGCGATACCCATAGCAGTGTTTTTAGCACCTACTTTTGCTAGTGCTTTAGCACCAAATTTCTTTAAACCTTGCTTGATAGCACCTACAGGGGCTTCGGAAACAGGTTTTTTAACAGCAATCTCGTTTATTTTCATTTCAAAATCCTAATCTGTAATGTATTACTATTTATATCAAACTGTAGTAATAAATATTCTACGATGA